AGAGTCACCGCTTGAACCAATCTGAGCAGAGTCACCGCTTGAACCAATCTTAGCATAGTCACCGCTTGAACCAATCTTAGCATAGTAACCGCTTGAACCAATCTTAGCATAGTCACCGCTTGAACCAATCTTAGCATAGTCACCGCTTGAACCAATCTGAGCAGAGTCACCGCTTGAACCAATCTGAGCAGAGTCACCGCTTGAACCAATCTTAGCAGAGTAACCGCTTGAACCAATCTTAGCAGAGTAACCTCCGTTATCATTCTTCGCAATATCTGTCTTAACCTTTGTTGGTGAGGTAATGTCTTTCAGCCACTCGACACCGATATTAATGATGTCAGCCAGCTTCAACTCAGCCTTAATCTTGATATGTGAAGAACAAACCTTTGTTGAATTTCCTTCTTCGTTAATCTTACCAGACTGTTCTACTTCTGCGAAGCGAGAGTTAAGCATATCGTAGTGGTCCCATACTTCCAAAGGAGACTTACAAGCGTGAAAACCTCGTTCACAACACTTGATTTCTCCGTCCATTTCGTACTCTTTTCCAACTTCGTACTGGAAGTCACGGCATCGCATATTCTTGTCGAACGCCTTGTACGATTTGATTACTTTTTCACTCATGTTCTATCTATTTATATCCTTTGCAGGATGGTTAGTTACTCTTCCGCTTTTTCAAGGGAAAAATAATCAATCCCCCAAGCTTCGTTTGCGTATTGATAAGGTTCTCCATTTTTCTTTATTTTTCGGATAAGAAAATAAACCTTAATTTCATTCTTGCCAAGAGATATGGCTTCTTTTAGACGTTCTATGATAAAGATATCGCCATTTTTATCTTTCACCTTGTCGCCTTCCTGAAAAGGTAACAAACTTAGAAAGTCGTTCATTATATCATTCTTCTTTTTGCGAAGCTCTGATATTTGTGAATCCAATATCTTTAAGCAACCTTCTGCGTACTGTAATTCGTTGTATAATTCTATTTCTATCATATTTTTAAATTTATGCCCGAAGGCGTTAAACATTTAAATACTTATGTATCACTTCCATGATACTACATTTTGCTTTTGCTTTAAAGTCTTCAATATAAGAAATAATATCAAACAATACTTTTATATCTTTGATATTCAATTTTTCTATTTCATACTTTGAAACAACAATCTTGTACTCCTTACAAATCTTTGGACAAAGTATCACTAAATCATACTTATTTTCTTCTAAAATATAAAAGTCTGATGTACTACTTCCACCATCCGTTATTTGTATGAAAGGTACTTCATCCTTAAAGTAAATGGTACTATATGGACGACGTTCACAATTATGTTTTAAGATAATTGCATTCTGCTTATCCCATTTATAAAACTCTATAGATTCTTTTTCCATATTGTTACTAATAATGCCCGAAGGTTGTTAAACAATCATGCTACTATCCAATCCAAGACCAAAGAAAAGGTGCTGGAGTTCATGGACATAATGAATCTCATATTTTAATGGCTCTCCACGCATATCTATATCCCAACCATCCTCCTTATTTTGATAATAAAGCTGAAAACAGGTATAGTTGTCTTCATCATCTTTGTCACCTCCCATAAATTCTTCTGATAAAGAAAAAACACTTCCGTCTTTTCCTTCTTTATCCCAGCCATTTCTCTCTAATATGGCAGGAGTGATATCCACTGGCTTTATCTTATCAACACCAACAAAGCAGTACACCAATCCTTCTTTATGGCAAGACAAGTCAAAGTAATTTCCGTCTCTATGCTTTTTAATGATCATTATTTTGTTGTCATACTCAACAATATCACCTTCAATATATTTCTGTGTCATATCATTATATTTTTAAGTTACTATCTATATGCAAGGCATATAATAAATGTTGGAGTTCGTGAACATAGGTAAACTCAAAACGAAAATTGTGATTACATTCATTTATATAGTTCCAATCTCTAAGATTTTCACATTGACTGATTTGTAAGTCGCCATAAGTCATTCTATCAAGCTCGTCCCATTTATCATCCAATTCCTTGGAAAACTGATAGCCACGCTCTTCGCTGCCAGCATAAAACCAGCTTATGGATTTCTTCCATCCATTCTTCTCCAAAATTACGGGCACAAGATTAATAGGAACGATATCCTTAACCCATGCACCACAATCGCCTAAGAGATAACCTTTATCTCCAAATTTCGCACCTTCGAGGTTATCCAAGCGAACAACACCTTTCAGGACTGTTCCATTGTCTAACTTCAAAGTTTTTGATGGGTCTGATGATGTTACTCTGTAAACGACATCTTTTGCAGTACCTAAAGGTACTCCGTTTGTCATCACCAAATCTCCAGGAATATACTTATCCATACGCCTTACTTTTCAAGTTTATAAGAAATAATAAACAAAACTACTGATATTATTAAGAAAGTGAAAGATAGGCATATACCTACAATACTCTCAGGGTGTATGACGATAGTTGCTATCAAGCTTACAAAGAATGCAGCAAAACACCAAAATCCAATAGCTTGTAGCATACACTTTAAATTTTCATTCATACGCTTTACTCCTTAACTTCTTTAAAGATTACATTCTTGCCGTCTAAGCGGGTATAGCAGTAGTCTGGGCAAGCATACCCTTCCTTTGCGAAGAAGCAGCCTTTACAAGAAAAACTTGTTGCTTCTGCCACCTCCAAAATTATTCTTTCTCCAACTTTAAGTTCTTTCATTTTCTTTATTTTTTTAATTTCTCAAAATAAAACTCTATAGGTGCATCAAATGCTGGTATAAGTAAACCGTAAGCAATACTCATGCTTACTTGGAATTTTGTAGCACCCCTAAGCAAGCCTTTAGCCTGATACCTTATTGCGTCACGGAATTGCTCTAAGCTCATGTCTTTCTTTTTGAAGTTACAAGCACGGCAAGATGGCATATAATTCTCTATACTATCCTTACCATGTTTGATGATATATTTACCTTCTTTGCTGTCCCATCGACAGTAGCAACCTCTGTTTTTTGCTATAAAATGGTCAACCTGCATATCCTCGTATTTAATGGGTTTGCCGCAATATGCGCAATGACCGTCATACATTTGATAGACTTGTAGCCGTTCTTCTTTCTTCATTATTCTTCACCTCCTTTCTTTGGGAACAAATCATCAATATAAAGCCAACGGGTAATTTTAGTAACTTTTGCATAGTTACTCCAGTTGCGGACAAAGCCGTTTTCTGTAAGTTTTACTGTCAACCAGCAGATTCGACCTTTATCCATTATACTTTGAGTATCGGTAAGCACAGACCTGTTTTTCTTTGGCTCTTCATCAGCATGGTGCCACAGGCCCTTCAAGAACTCATTGATAGCCCACTTAGCACCAGCTTTATAAGCATCTGATAATTCTTCTATACCATCATACATATCACCCATTTGGTCTTCTATAGACATAGAATTTTCTTCTGCATAATGCTTAGCAGCTGCTTCTATTTTCTTTTCGTCTATCATATCTAATCATCCATGTCTTTAGTTTTTAAAAATTGCGTCCAAGATTTCTCGGAAGTTAGGGTTGTCAATGACAGCTTGGGCATCTTTTTTATTCTTAAAAAATACAGGACCAATAGACGCTTGGAATCTCTCAATTAGACTATAAGAATTAGAAACAAAACTAAAAGTAATAAAATATTTAAGTTCATTACTTCTCCAATCGGGCTTCCAATCGCCATTGTAATATCTTGCTATATTCATAAGGCGATCAGTAGCACAGAGTTTGAAAGCATTGTTATCATCAACAGGTATGCCTGTTCTGTTTCCTTCAAGATCTAAAGTATTTTCTATATCTTCATAACGCAATTCTTTCTTTTTAAACTTGATAATACCATTTTTCAAATCGCAATTCTCTATATCTATCTCCATCCCTTTAGGAATGTTGATAGTAAGTTGATTATCTTTTATTTCTTTGAAAATTACATTTTTGCCATCTAATCTTGATGTACAACTACATCTTCCTACTACTGTTTCTGTGGCATCACATTCTCCACTAAAAGCACAGTTATCACAGATATTACGTAGTGATTCTATTACCTCATAAGTTTTCCCTTTAAACTCAAAGGTTTCTCCTATTTTTCGTTCCATAAGCTAATTTCTTATTATTTCTTAGTACAAGAAGAGTTGAGTTGTAAAACCTCAGTGATGAACATAAGCACATTATCGCCGCAGTCGACAACCTCATGTTTGTATTTCTCTGCCTCCTCGATGAAGTGATGCCGAGACTCGTTGAAACCACATACCATAGAGCCTTCAAGATTGGCAAAGAGGTAATTGTTCGAAAAAGCACGACAGCATGGGCAGAGATTGATTCCGGCTGCACGAATAGTGTTTCGTATTGGTTCGTTGTTGACACGAAGAAAGACGAATTTGCCTTGTTTAGTAGCCACCTGCTTACGAGATAGGCAGAGATACAAAGACACAGATAAGAGGCATGTGAAGATGATAATTAATAAAGCTACGAACATTGTTATTGATTTTTATTTGTTGTTTTTATTATTCTTTTCTGGGTAAAGAACCTTGTTGACGTTCATTTTGTCGATATTGACACGAGGGAGTTTGTGGGTGTTAGGATCGAGGCCATGTTGCTTGCAATAGTCTATCCATGCGGCTATACCATGCGGTTTGTTGGCATCACGCAAGCGCTGCTGCTCAAGTTGCTTGCTGCGCTGCTCATCCTCGTAACGGGCACGTTCCTTTAGAAGGTCGGCATCGAACGCGATTAGTGCCTTCATAACGTCCTGAGGATTGATAACGGAGGTATCGCTATCATGATTGTAATGAACAAGTTTGCCGTATTCGCCATTCGTGAAAGCCACGAAAGCATAGTCAAGTTCTGGGACTGTCCAGTAGTAGAACCGATTGCAGATACGGACAGCGAGAGTCTGTATCTGATATTCCTCAACGATGTCGAATGCACCGAGATAATGAAATACCTCTATAAGTCGGCTCTTAACCCAGGGAACAAGCCTACGAAGGTCGTTCTGATTGCGACGGACAGCTGCAATCGTTTTCGATTGTCCGCGCGATATAGCATCACTGAGTGATACAGGCTGTATATATACGCCTCCAGTTTTAGCTATTTCCGAGGATTCTTGCCGCTTTGGAAGCGAGTCTGAGGGAACGTTGTTGCTCATTGTCTTGTTGCTGAATAATCTCGTCATTCCAGCACTCACCGTTGAGATAGGTGAGTGGGTCTTTCTGAAATTGTTTGTCTTTGATTGATTGAACATACGCTGGAGTGGCAGCTATGCATGCCTCTCGCTGTGAAGGAGTAAGTCGAAGCCATTTCTGCTGCGCCTTTTTCTTTCCGCGCTTCTTGTCGTAGAGAAGCCACCATCGCTCGAAGGACGCGAGGTCGTCGTCGGAGAAATTCTGCTCCTTATAATACTTGCCAGTACGTGCGAACATGGCACCGGCTATGAAAGCTTCGAGGCGTGCGTTATCGTCTTTTGCATAACGAGCTGCCTCTTGTCTGATTTCTTTTGGTAGTATCATATCTTGAGAGTTTAAAAAGGTGACACATTATACCCAGCCTTTGCTGGACTCAACCTCACGTTGACAATACTTAACGGCCAGTTCGTCCTCCTTGTCGGGTATCATGATTTCCCGACTTTCCGCAAAGTCGATAACACCACGGATGACGGATGAAGCCTCTGCGGTGTCGAGAAGCCCGAGCGGTTTGAACTTAGGATAACCCATCTTGTCATATTCTCCCGTCATGAAAATGTGAGGAGCCACATTCTTCTGTATTTCGGAAAGAGTCTGGTAGAACGTCTGCCCGAGTTTGGAAGAAAGGTACGTGATAATGAATGCGAGATAAGCTTTCTGCATATCTGTAGCGACAGGGTGGAACTTTCTGATTTCGAGCGAGTAACCTATCTCCTTAGCCTTGTCGATTTCTTTCAAGGCTTCCATATACGTGCGTAGGTTGTTGAGATTTGAAAAAACAGGCATAGTGTAAAAAAATTAAATTAAATCGAGAGTAAAGCCTTTGGAGGCATAGTAGGTCGGAACGCCAAGAACCTGCTGGAACTTGTTTACAGCCTTGCCTGGCTGCAGGTGGCGCGAAGATCCATGAATAAGTATTATTTGACGGGTAGAATTGTCTACCTCGCACTGCTGCAGGAACTGAACCGCGTGTTCGAGACTCATGTGAGACAAACGAACACGGTCCGCCTGGCTGACGGACGTTTTCCCGTCGTTAATAGCCTTGTTGAGTAAGCTATCCTCGTAATTGCACTCCATTAAGTAAGTGCGGCAATACTTTATTATAGTGTGCAGATTGTAGCAATCTGTAGCGAAGAAGATAGAACCGAAGTCGGGGTAGAAAACAAGATAACCGTAATTGGCAACATCATGTTCTACTGCGAAGGGAGTAACCTTAAACGAGCCAAAAGAGTATGTTTTCCCTGTGTCCATTTTGTCGGTATGATAACGATTTGCTACATCTTCACAAGAAGATATGTCGATACCTGCAGAGAAATATTCGGGAATATACTTTGCGTGATCGCCATGTACGTGCGAGACGATGCATCCAACCACCTTGTTCGTCTGATAACCGATAGCCTTCTTGACCTCACGAATGGGTCTGCCAGCTTCAAGCAGCAGGATTTCTCCTGAGGCTGCTTGAAGGGCATACGCATTGCCTTTTGACGATGAACCTATAACGATGAGTTTCATATTAGTTTAATTTGAAAGGATTTGGTTTGGCTGATTGCGGCTGTGATACTTCGTCACCTGGCTGTACAATTTCGCCAGTGGTTGTGTCGACAGTAGCAACTTCCTTTGCTTCGGCAAACTGCACATCTCGCTCATTTGAAGAAGACACAGCAGGAGCCTCATCAAGATTAATGATGTCGTTAGACTCTATTGATAGCTCTCCCCATTTCGAAAGGAGGCGGCGAAGAACAGTCTTGAGTGCCATAGACTCGAAGTTGGAGTACCAGCCAACGCCATCGCCAGAACCTTCTGCGGCTTGTTTGAGGGCGAGTTTCTTAAGACTCTCTGCTGTTGTTTTGTCGCTGAACTTGACAGTCGGGCTGTACTGCTTCGCATATATGCAGACCTCATCGAGCGTCATGTAAAGAAGCTTAGACAATCCGTTCTTCATGCGGAAGTAAGCAAAATAGCCGACTGGAACGTTTGATGAACGGGCACCGGATAGGTCTAATCGGCCTGTAACCTTATCGTAGCCTGTCAGCTCACCCTCGTACACTACATCAGAGTTGATGGTTTCATATTTGCCCGTTCGCATTGCCAACTGGAGATAACCTCTCGTTCCTACGACAAGTGTAGGTGTCATTATGCCTTTGTTCTTGAAAGGAAGAATGTAACACTGCCCAAGTTGCTTGTTGAGGGGGAGATGGAGAGATGCTGCTTTTAGCGCCTCTGCCATAAGGTCGGTAGGCTTGCACTGCATTAACTTCTCATCAGAGGAGAAGAGTTCCATCAGGCTTGTGCAGAATGTCCCTTTATTCTCACGCAGGGTGTTCTGTAAAAGAGACTGATAATAATTGTTGTTCATCACGTCCTGAAAGGACTTTACAGCTACCGCCTTAGTTGAAGGCTGCTTTGCTAATGTTGTTCCTGTCATTCCTGCCATAATTTTTATTTATTTAGAAATTTAATTAATTCTTCTTTTGTTCTAAAACATTCCAATTCTTTCCGCATTGGAAAGATTGGGAAGTGATAGGTGATACAAGGCTTTGCCGTGCCGTGTTGCTCAAACTTGATGCAGGAGATGTTGGCACGGACAATCTTGTATCCGTCAAGGATATAGACAGCATCACCTATGTTGTATTTCGTCTTAATCTCCATCTTCGAATATGTATTCGAAGTTAGATGAAGGAGTGACACGTAGACGTATCTGCTGTCCTCCACGATAGATAGGAGAAAGGTTGCTCTCACACTCATCAAGGACGATAGGGACGGAGAGACCAAACTTCTCGGCTACTGTATACGCTATGTCAATACCGGCATTAGCCTTGGCTGCAGTATTGAGGCTGCTGTAAGGTACGCCATCGTGATAACACTCACAGGCCTGCTTTCGTTCGCCTTCGAGAGTTGTCCTAAAAAGCGAGAACTTAACAAAGGAGAAATGCTCGTTGACACGTTCTTCGAGGAGTTGGCAGGCTTTCTGCTGATAATCATTAGCGATGTCAAGTTTCTGGTCGATATCATCGAGCTGGCCCTGGAACTTCGCCTTGTCGCCCTGTGCATTAGAAATGAGGGTGGAGATGTGGTCATAGGTCTCTTTTGCTGCAAGACGTGAAGTAAGACTATCAACAGTCTGCTGTGCCTCTAACTGCTGTTTCTTCAGATCAACGAGAAGTTGAGAAATGTCTTTCGTAGAATCTGCTGGCTTGTTGAGTTCATCGGTAAGCGACTTTATCTCCTCTGTGGCCTGTCTGTAGTTATCGTTTGCGGCAAGGAAATCATCTGCCGTGCGCACATTCTCGGCAAGTATAGTCTCAAGATGAGCATCAGCCTGCTTCTTCGCTTTCTGAGCTTCTGTGAGCTGATTAGTGGTAGAGCGGCGTTCCTCATTGGTATTCTCAATGAGTTTCTTAATGTCTGTGTAACGCTGCTGCAGGTCGCTAAATTCTTTCTGCAGCTCTTTCTGTCTGTCGGAAATATCATTGTTAAATCTGTCGTGAGACTGCTGTTTTAATTCTGCCACCCTATCGAGCGGCAGAGGTTGTCCGCAATGTGGGCATATAGAGTCGTTATCGTCCCACTCCCATTTCATCTGAGAGATAGATGCAGAGCGTTCGTTGAGATTGCTAACCTCGGCTTCGCATTCTTCCTTATGTTTATTAGCTTGGATTTCGGTATTAGTGAGTCCTTCCAACTTCTGCTTCAACTCATCGACCATGCGAGTAGCTGTAGAGGCTGCTGCTCTTGCAGAAATCAAATCTGATTCGTGCTTTGTCGCCTCTTCATTGGAAAGATTGCGTGCGGAGGTAGTCATCTCGTCAATGCGCTTTTGTGTAAACTCTATGCGACGACGAAGTCCCTCATTGCGCACAGAGTCTGTTGCGCCATTCTGTGCAAGATTAATCTTGTCGCTAACCTCCTTGAGGCCCTTCTTCGCCTCGTCAAGCTCTGCAGCCAGCTTTTCCCAGTCTTCTGCCTGAGGAAGTGCGTTATTGAGTTCTGCGAGACGGACAGGAACCTTGTCAAGATTATCCTGCACCTCCTTACGTGTGTACTTGAGGTGATGAATGAAAGCATCGAGTTCTCGTTTCTTCAATTCCTCGGTAATGAAGTCGTATCTCGTATCGCCTTGCGTAATGTCGTCCTGAGTAACCTCCGGTACAAGAGACTGTAGGAACTTGCGCTGTTCCTGCCATGGCATAGAAGTGAAGGCCGTGGCAGATGAACATAGCCGAAATGTCTTCTCCGGGCAGATATTTTCAATCGCCTTGCGGTAGTCGCCAGCTGTCACCACTTCGCCATCAATGAAATACTTGTAAGTATTCTTGACCTGCTCACCCTTCCATAAATCGGTAAGCGTGCGCTTGAAGGTTGTCTCCTCGCCATCTACGCTGATAGTAAGCGAAGCCTCATGCGGAATCTCACGGATGATTTGATGGTTGGAGTCGTAGGTCTTGATGTCGAGCGCATTGCCAAACTGGTCAGTACCGAAAAGTACGTAGTAGATGGCATTGAAGATTGTCGACTTACCAATACCATTGCGCCCACAAATGGTAGTGATGTTGTGATAGAACTCTATCTCTGCGTTATCAATTCCGCAGAAGTTTGACAGAGTGACTTTTTCAAATCGTATTGTTTTCATATTATTTTAATGTAATTAAAATGTCGTTGACAGTCTTTGAAATTTCTATCCTATTCTTCTCAAGAAGATGGTTTAGATTTTCGGAAAGGTCTCTTTGTACGGCTGTCCTTAGCTGAGCGTAAAGAACACCGCGAGGAACATGATGCTCATCTTGCATCATACTGCGAATAAGATCAAGTAAATATTGTTGCATATTCTTTTGAATAAAATCCCACAAGGTGAGCAGGAGGACTATCCAGTGCCAGCTGCCACCAAGTGGGAAACAAACAGATAATAAAAAATGAATAACAACCACTAATTTCTTATAGTGAAAGGCTTCTCTCTAATAAAAGCCTATCGACTTCTTTTTTGTAAAAATCAATCATTTGCTTTAGCTCGAACAAAGACCAGTTTCTGCTTTCCTGTCTTGCCCGTACTTCTATCAGGTCAACACGCTGCTCACCGATAGAGCGGACAAGCGCCCTGCGGTACATCTGAATATTACCCTGATTGAATATATTGCAAGCAACACACTGCGGTCGGCAGTTGTCTTCTGCAAACCGGGTAGACATATATCGTCGTGACATATAGTGCCCATTTTGAATATCTTTCCAGAAGAAAATCTTGCCGCAAGATATACATCTGCAATATCCGTTCTTGTCAGAATTCTTGAGACGTACGTAATAGCTGAACCACTTGTCTAATTCCTTAATTAGAGCAGGCTTGCTTAGTCCCGCTTTGGCCTTTTTCTTCTCCTGAGTCTGCTTAGCCTGGTTCCAGGGCGCACGTTTGAGAGGCGTACGTCTGAGGGGCTTGTATCGTTTTAATGCCATATACCTTATTATATATAGAAATTAAAGGGTGTCATATATTCCTTCTGGCTTCCCGAGATCGGCAGACATGTTCACTATCTTTGCATTGTAGACGTGTATCATGCGATACCTGTATTCGAAGAGCTTGAGATTGTCGCTCTTGTCGGATAATAGCTGTCGGTATATATAGTCAACCTTATCTTGATAATATCTTGTTGATGATAATCTAATCATATATCTAATCGCTTTTGCGGTTAATTAAAAGCCAGTCTACCTTCGCAGGTAGACCGACAAGAAACATTATTCGAAGCAGCCGCTGCTGCATAGAAAGATGAACAAATTTAAAAAAAATGAATAAATTTATAGTACGCAAGAGCGGAATCGAACCGCAGTGTTCACAAAAGGAAGATTGTTTTATGCAACTCTGTGATAAACACTTGTCTCCTGTTGACATCTTGCGCTGCTGGCATCATGCGCTACCATGAAAATTAAGGGGCATTCCCACCATACCATATATACATAAAATCGCTAAACAAAAAGTCAAAGATCAATCGAGCAATCACCACAACAACTGGCGCTTTCTCAAGTTTGCGATTTAAAAGGAAGGCGGTGGTATGATGCTCGCCCGCAACATCTAATTCTGGTTAATGGACTATACCGCCTACCGCCTTACCATGAAAACGCAAATAATAACTTGCCAACGCAGGAGGATTCGAACCTCCGTCTCTCACCTGCTTTTTAAAGGGCTTATCGCAGGAACTTCACTACTTATCATTCACATGGCTTATAACAACACTATAAAAAGCCCTCGCTCTAACCAACTGAGCTATGCGTTGATGTCTTAAACCTCATCTATCTTCACAGACCAATGAGGAAATGAATACACCTATTCTAACATCTAACATTAATACCACAAATGGGACAATGGTGTTCGTCTATATAACACACCTATATATTGAGAATAATGATTATGTTATCATCTTCATGACATCTTTACCCTCAACGCCGCCAAATTCATTAATGGCTGCTTCTCGGATTAATGAAGCCAGTTCGCTATTGGTATGATACCTCAGAGCATTGTAGATTGTTGACTTGGATGCTCCGAATTTCTTCATCAGCGTAGGAATTTTTCGCTCGTCCACGAAAATTTTCCGAAATCTTACTATCTTTATCATAATTTATTGTTATTTTTGCAGTGTAAAACTAATATTGCACGAATGCAAGTGATTAAATACGGATACAAATATACTCAAACTTGTTTAAACGTGCAAGTATATGGGCGATAATTTAGTGAATATTTAGGAATGTTTACGTTAATAAACACTTATGGGTATGGAAGAAATTAGAAAAAGAATCAATGAAGTTGTGTATGATAAGCACCTCAGTAACAGGGCTTTCTCTGCTATGGTTGGCATGAAACCTACGTCTGTTAACAACTATCTAAACGGCACGAAGACCTGTACGTTAGAACTTATCGCAAGAACCCTCGAGGTATTCGGGGAAATATCGGCAGAATGGTTGCTGCGTGGCGAGGGTGCGATGATCAAAGGCGAAGTGAAAAACGATGATGCAGTCAGGAAAGAACTTGCTGATGTAAAAGCGAAGCTACTGGTGCAGGAGGGTATCACGAGAGAGCTGCGTGATATTCTGTTGGAGAAAAGTAAGATTGATGCAAAAAGAAAGGCAGGACTGGAGAAATAACCAGTCCTGCCTTTTGTTTTTTTTTAAAGTTTCCCCTCAAGTTTATCGAATGCTCCTCTAATATCTTTATTCAACGTGCGTGCGTATCTTGTCGTCTGACGCAGAGTCGTGTGGCCAAGGACTTTCATTACGACATTGATTGGCATACCTTTTGAGAGGAACAGGGTAGCTGCCGTTCCTCTTCCCATGTGGCTCCTGAGGTTGCTCACTCCAGCCATCATGCCTATAACCTTGAGATAATCATTATACTTCTGATTACTCAGATGTGGTAATTTGAAATCGTATTTTCTCAAAATCTCCATAGCCGGAGCGAGCAGTTGAAAAGAAAAGTCCGTGTCGGTCTTCGTGCGGTGTGACTTATAGACCATCTTTTTCTCCTCCTCCTCGCAGGCGCTGAAGTCGAAGGCCATCAAATCTGAGTATGCAAGTCCTGTGTAGACTTGAAATAAAAATAAATCTCTCGCCCTGCACAGGTGCGGAGTATTAAGGTGCAGCTCTTTAATTTTTATGAACTGGTCTTCTGTTATACAGTCAACGTATTGTTTTTCTCCTCTGTTTATCTTAAACGGCAACTTCGTATATGGGTTGACATCTATCAGTCCGTCTACACAGGCGTCATTAATAAATAGTTTCAGATACTTGTGATAATCGTAGATGGTGGATGCTTTCTTGCCTTGCTGGTGCAAGAACTCATCCATAGACCTGATGTTTGACACGTTGCAGTCGGAGAATAGAGTTATCTTCCCCCAGAAGCGGAGGAACTTTGTAAACACGACATACCTCTTCTTTGTATGCTCGCATACATTCCGCTCATTAGTCCGCTTTTCGCAATATGCTATGAAGTCGGTCTTGTCGCAGACTTCATTCTGCATAAGGGTAGGTATAAGGTCGAGGTCTGTAATGCCTTCCTCTATCATTCGGTCTGTGATTTTCTTCACACGGAGATAGAACGCATGAATAGTTTCGTTCATAAGGTCTGCGTCCTTGCACTTCGACAGCACCATCTTCTTTGTGTCTGACCAGTTGTTAGGAGTTACAAGAACACCTGTTGACATGTACTTTCTCTCGCTTCCGAAAGACACACGAATTTCTACCGAAACAGCCTTTTTTGCCGTTCCTCGCTTCAAGCGGTTGTGAATAATGTTTAAATGTAATTTCTTCATTTGATAACATTTTTTTTACGAGTTGATACCCATTTGATAACACTAAATTTTTTCAATATTTTTGGTGTGTTATGAAAGGATACTCTAATCTTCTGATTATCAAATGATTATAAGTATTTATAGACTTGCACTGGTTTTGCACTGGTTTTGAAAACCCAACAACTTGTGTTCTCAAAAGTGTTATCAACCAATCAAACAAAAAAGCGTCTGTAATTACTTGTGTATAAGTAAGTTACAGACGTCAATTCTTTTGAATGAATTGAAAACTTTTCACCAAATTTGTCCCATTCGAGTGATTCCGTTGGGTTCACAACTTTGTCACTATAATCGTCAGAAATAGAGATGCTTACATACACACTGCAAAGATAGTGATAACATTTTTATATACATAAAATTTTAGCATTATTTTTCAGAAATCAGAACATTTTACACTTTTTTAATAAGTTAATGGTTGTTTAAAAATTTGTACGGGTGAATAAGAATGAGTACATTTGCACTCGTCAATAGCAAACTCCACTTTGTGTTGGTTATTACTCAGTATGATAATACCTGTGTTCAATAGGTTTCAAAATATAGGGGATTGATTAAATCGGTGGAGCGGTTTTTTCTTTCCCCTCGCTTTTTTTCTTAATGAACAAGAATCTAAGATTAAGACTGGCTTTAGAGATGTTCAACAACAAAGAGTTGCTGAAAGCTATAGCTATGTTCTTGCTTATCCGCAAGAAATTAGGTTCTAATGTTCTCAAAAACTATAGCATAAACAAGTTAGTTAATTTATTAGGCGCGCACGTACGCACGATCAAGAAGCGCATACGTGTGTTGTCCCAGTATGGTCTTCTCACGATAGAGGGAAAGACCCTCGTATTGCGTTCTATTGTTTCAAAGCACGCAAAGCGCAATGTAAAGTTAGGCGAGAGGAAGGTGGAGTATTCTTCTCTTAAGAGTGTAGAGTATTCTCTGCAGGCAATCTTGGTGGTAGTTATTCAGAGCAGAAAGGATTTTGCACAAAGAACCATTCGAAATGCTCATGGTGCCAGCCACGACTACAAGGTCGTTAAGGCTGCTCGTGATGCTGCACGGAAGTTCGGGTTCGGATTTGAGTATGTCGAGAAGGGTCTATCATACAAGACAATCGCAAAGAAACTCGGGGTGAGTATCAAAACTGCGGTCGAAATCGTCAAATTTGCAGTAAAACGCACAATTTTGAAGAAGACAAAGCATTTTATCTCTGAATATCTTCCTAAAGTAAACTTTATGGAAGTATTAGGTTGTAACTTTACTACTCGTAACTATGGGTATAAGGTTATGGCTAACACTTACTCTGTCTCTCCCTCCTTAGCCTTGGTATAATTAGATAGTAAAAAGTGCAGACTTTTAAAATTGGAATTAGATATGATTAAAAAAACAAGTTATGAAGAAAATTAAATGGAAAATTGCCGCATTCGTGGCGTGGGTTGTAATAACCCTTATGGTTGTAGATGTCGGACTTAGAGGCGTAAGCAAGGCAGATACAACGACAAACATTGTAAGTGTAGCAGTTCTTTTGTTTTGGGTTCTGTTTTCGGTAGCAACAAATTGTTTAACATTCAAAAATAACGAAAATGAAAAGACAGATTAAATTGTTGTGTGTGTTGTCGCTGTTTTTCTCAGCATTGTGTTTAACTTCTTGCAGCGAACGTGTTGATGCAGGTTCAGAGGGTATTCTCGTTAATCTCTACGGCTCCGACAAAGGCGTTGATGATGTTAGCCTCGTTACTGGTCGTGTGTGGTACAATCCTTTTACTGAGGAGGTGTATGAGTACCCTACGTTTGTTCAGACTATCGACTACCCAGAGTTCACCATTAACGCAAAGGATGGCTCTGAGTTTACCGTTGACCCTACTGTTTCTTTGAAAATGGTGGATGGAAATGCGCCAAAGGTCTTCAAGAAATACCGCAAGGAATTGAAGGATATTATCAACGGCACTTTGTTTAACTACGTAAAAGACGCATTCCGCATTCAGCTGAACAAGTACACAACTGACCAAATTGTTAGCAATCGTGACTTGGTAGAGAGAGCTATTGAGACGCAACTTAGTAAGGCCCTTGCCAAAGAACATTTTCATCTTGAGCAGCTAACATCTGGTCTTAAGTATCCAAGTTCTATCGTTGAGGCTGTTAATCAGAAGAATAAGGCAATACAGGAGGCACAGCGAGCACTCAATGAGGTCGCAGTAAAGAAGGCTGAGGCTGAGAAGATGCTTGTGCAGGCTCGGGCAGAACGTGAGGCTAATGAGCTAAAGACTGCTTCACTTACTCCTGCTATTCTCCAAAAGATGTGGATTGAGAAATGGAATGGCTCTGTTCCTCAGGTCACTACCGGAGGGAACAATAGCACATTTATTGATATTAGTAAATTGAAATAGGCAAAGTTAGATTTTTGGTTTTATATTCCCAAGGCATTCATGGTTCGTGAGAATAGTGTTTGCCGCTTGCTTTTAAGATTAATCAGAAGAAACAGAAAATAGGGCAGTCGCAAATCACGACTGCCCTATTGCTGTATTATCTCGTTCAAGTTTTTCCGCTATCGCTGTTCTAATCCAAAACGACTTGTCGGGAAGTGACTGGAGATAATCGTATGTATCTGCGTTCACTCGAAGTGTGATGATATGCTGTATGCTTTCCCTGCCCTTGCTTTTTCGCCCAGCCCCTGGACGTGAGCCTCCTCGCCTTGATGTGCGCATTTTCGACACCTTTCCTTTTCGTGACACGTTGTACTTAAGGATTAGGTTGCTGGTGGCTGCATCGTAAGCCTCTGCCGTTTTAGCCTCTGCCGTGGCTCTGAGCATAGCTACAACAATATCAGCCAGCTGGTCTTTCTTGTCGTACAGGATTTCGGTGTCGTCCACACAACAAATCTCATCATAAAAATATACTACTGCTTTCTTTGTCATATCGAAAATAAAAAAAAGTGGGAGTTGGTTGGACTCCCGTTACCTTCTCTTATGAAGAAAAACCGATTATAATGCTCAGAATGAACATGATCAGAATAAACCACTCCTGCTTACTCATGATGCGCCTCCTTCCTCAACTACTTCGATTGGCTTGATGTCGCTCACTGACTCGTCTTCAGTGAAAAAAGAAATTTTCATCGTCTCGCTGACGTATGCCATAGCGACTACTTCGTTGAGGCTGTTCCTGATGATGCAGATGTCTCCACGCACCTCATTCTGAACCTTGAGGTATTTTACCACTGCGTCCTTGACTGCGAGAGGGTTCATGACTCTCGTAATCGTCTCCCCCGACTGGGGGAAGACGAAAATAAACTCTTGTTTCTTCATGCTGCCTTGATTTTAATTGTGTTGTTATTATTGTTATAGCTCTCGATGAGGGCTGCGCTTGAATTGACAAGTCGAAGCACCTCCTTATGCTGCTTGCTTATCTTGTTGCAGCAGCCGTATGCCTGTATGACTTTTCCGCTTACGAGGTCGAACTCTACGGTCTCCACTCGTTTTCCGTCCTTGTCACGTACGGAGAAAATCAAAGAGTTCTTTCGATTGTAATACCCACAAGCGAACACGCAATTATGCATCGCCTCTCCCTCCTTGATAAACTCATCAACGGATTTCAGCACCTCGCCAGTAAGATTTCCGTCCGAAAGGAAGATACCAAAGAACTTCTGCTTCTCCTTGACGTATCGCTCGTTGTCTTTGAGTGCTTTCTTTCTGCGCTCTTCCTCTCTTGCTCTATTCTTCTCTGTTTCCATTTTAGTAACATACTTGTCGTGCGCCTGAAGAAGATTGTCTGGGCATACATAGAATGGGTTGTGCGTGTCCTTTCCGAGATAGATAAGCGCACTGATATAGTCAACATACATAGATACATCGCTGATGGCATAGCCGTGACGGATAGCAACCTTGTATGCTGCCATATAAGGCTCTGTGTCACGCACGTATCTGTGGGCGTGCGCAAACAATGCTGGCGAAGCCTTGAAAAGAGTTTCCTCGAATGGGTCATTCTTCGATAGTATCTTGTATATCTCTGCTCTATGCATTTCCTGCTGCGCTGGCTCCATATAAGGCTCGCAATACCGGTATGTGTCAATCAGTGACTTATTGTAGCAATAGTCGTAAGGTATGTCGATGCGCTGTGGGCGGATAGATAGTGCTGATGAGTAGGTAAATGCATCAAGACACCAACTCATCGCACGTCTACGTGACAGGGTTATCTGCTTTGAGCCTTTCTTATTCCATACCTGCTGCACCTCCCAAAGGGAGTATGATACCTCACGTTTGCGGTTGCGGTGTCGGGTGATGCGGAAATACCTCATTACCTGATAGCCTCTGTAGGCTTGATTGATGACTGCGTATGTTCTGTCGTACATATCTTTATAATCGCACGTTCCGTACGTCTGCTTGATGAGTTTCTGCTCATCACGTTTGCAGATACTACCCAGCTGGCTGGATAGCTTCACAATCTGCTCCTCGTTCTTGGTTCTTGGTTTCATAACTCGAAATGGTTTTAGTCGAACAGGTTTAACTCGATAAACTTTGCCTTAGACTCTGCTTTCTTTGCCTTTGGTGCTGTTTTCTTCTTAGGCTGTGGCTTGGCTGGTACTGGCGAAGCCACTACTGGGGATGAAGCCTTTACTTTTGCTACAACATTACCCTTTGGCTTGCAGTCCTTCTCTTGATAATAATGTACAGCCCAGTTTAGCATCTCGTCATTGTCTATCGCTGCGCAATTATTCTCTGCTTGCTTCTTCGCTTGCTCAAAGATATACTTCACGCATTCGTCCATAGACTTGTCCTTGTCCTCATAGCGAGCCTTGAAATTCTCGTCCTTTGCAGCCATATCCTTTAACTGCTCTGTAATGTAATCACGTAACTTTACCATAGCTGTTTAATTGTAAAATTGTTCAACCTCGTTCTTGCAGTCGAGTGCATACTCCTCTGCTTGTCTCTCTGTCGCTCCGTTGCTTATCGCATACTGGTATGCGTCCGCATAGATGTTTGATAAAATATCTTCCATATTATTTGCGTTTTAGTTTGTGGCTGTCACAAACGGTTGCATTGTGGTGTGCTGCTTTTACAGACTCAGCCGATAATTTCTTAAAATACCAAATCATCCGAAAGTACATTCAGGTTGAACATAACTACAACCTCTCCGTCTCCCTCGTAATTTATCGTAACAACAAGTCTATTGTCATCATCCTCACAAATATACTGGAAAGAGTTCCCAATATATATATCCTTGTACTCGTCTTCTGTGATACGAGATAGGATAGTGCCGGCAAATATGCCTTTGTCTGCCTCATTCTTATTGATGAGTGTAAAGAATACGTTGTTATAGAAGATAGTAGCCTTGACAGCCATATCCTCCACATACCCGAGATATGTGCCTTTTCTTGTTATGCACTCCTCATCATCGAATACTCTCCGTATGATGTCCGACTGGACGTTAGTTTCGTCTATAGGTGCTGAAATCAGTGTGTATTCAGCAATCTGCTTGTCTTTTGGTATAGCTTTCATAATTGTTATTTCTTTATTCTCTGCAAGCAAGTTGACTTGCTCACTTGTGTTCCGTTTGTTAAATAATATCTCTCTGAATGCGGTGTCCTTATCTGAACAAAGGTTGTACGTGCGATATATCTCACGTTGTTCTTGTCTGAATATCCCACTCCCTTGAAAAACTTAGTTATTATTGCCATGTTCCTTGTTTTTGTCGTTGTGATATACTATTTTGTCTATCTTATACTGCTCATCGAAGTCTGTCACATCATAGAAGCACGACTGCTCTACATAGTAGGTAGCCATGTTCCTGAGGTCGTGGAGGCTTGATTTCTTGTAGTCCTTGTTTGGATCAATCTGCTCAAGCCCTTTATTCTTTTGGCAATACTCAATGAAATCAATAAGCAAACGTCTGTCTGCTTCCTTGCGTGCGTTGGTATATGCGCTTGCAAGTACCGGCATTGCAGCGATGGCTGCAACTACCAACAAATGGTTGATGTACTTCTTCATAATCTTATCTGTTTTCTTATTCCTTAAAATTGTCGTTGTGTCTGCCAGCGGCTACGCCAAGTGCATAGAATACTACCGCTGTGAGTGCGAAAAATGTAATGTCCATAGCTTTGTCCTTTCTTTTTATCGTTATACGTTTGTAGGCGTTGCGGTCGTGAGCCGCTGGAAGCCTTTTGGATTGCTTCTACGCCTTTCCTTGTGCGGAGGTGTACGTTTCCGCTGCCCTACCTTTTTTGTCCGCTTATGCACGGCTCGTTACACTTAACGTTGTTGCTCAACGTGTGGTTTATTTCAATCTCACTCCACACAAGAGATTTTGGCTTGCAGTTTTACGAGTTGCCGTAAACTCGGGTTCGTTTATTCAGGCTTTTTCCTTAGCCCCATGCTCTGCCCTCGCATCGGTCTTTTTACGGGTTTTTCTCCCTCGCTCTGCATAGCGATACGGCTTTTAGATGTTTTGCTCATCTGATATTAAGGTATATCACGCCCGCATTTCCGACTAATAATTTTATTAGTGTGGGTGTATTCCTCGGAAATCTGCTAAAGTGCCATCGTCCCACTTGATTAATCGTTCGGCAGGTGGTCTTGAACCACCTGTGAGCCTCTATACTCTTGTCGATATAGCCTGTTATCTCTTACCAAAGTAGAAAATTCTCACAAACTGGTAAAGTTGCTTTTTGTCACATAGGTGGTACAAGTCTTCCAGTATGAAATTTTTGCACTCTTTGTTGCCTTCTCTGAATGTCTCCTGCATCTGTTCTGCGGTCTCGTTGCCGCATTCAAGCCAGTAAATGAAAATAGCTCCCAAACTCTCGTATTGTCCACTCTCATCGTAGAACTTCTTTTGCTGCTCGTAAGTCTTGTCCTTTCTCATAGTCTTATTTTATTTAATCGTTTATTTTGTCAACTATTCCTTGCATGACAGCAAGTTTGTTTAAGGCCTGCGAAGATAGTGTAATACCGCATATCTTCGCAGAGTTCTTGATATTCATCGCCTTATCCAGTAAAGCGAGAGTGATGATACAAATATCATCGCTTGAAAGTGTTATTGTCTTCATGAGTTTTATTTTTTTGTTCCACATTCAGCAAGGGGAGGGCGCAGCCCTCCCTTATCTCCCCAAGGTTTTATTTCACCTTTTCGTAGTAGCATTCAACCTTATATCCAAACGTTCGTGTCAATACTTCAACCACTTCCTTTGCCTTAGGGAAATATAGGTTCATCTTAATATCGACATTTTCAGCACCGAATAGCCCAATACCTTTCTTTTTGTAGTGTTCTGCCATACTCTTTGCCTGGTCCGTGCTATACAGAAATCCCCATAGTATTCTGTCTTTCTTTCCGTCTTCTGTTTCTCTGTCGGAAGTGAATGCTGCGAGGACGTTTCCGTCCCAAATGTCAATACGTTCTTTGTTTCCGTTTTCTGAGAGAGTAGCCTCTCCGATTTTTGAATTGATTGTAATCATATCTTTATCCTATCAAATGTATATATCCAATACTTTTTCTAACTTTGTGCGGTCGCATTCAGGAAACCAACTGCAAATGGTTTCAAGTGACCACATATAAGGGTTTGTGCCATCGTTGAACAATATGAAGAACAATTCAGCATATCTGCCAAATGGGCGTTTGATGTTGTGTGCTTTATAATAGTTCATGTTGCTATTATAAATGCTTAATAGTTCTTCCTTTGTCAATTTTCTGTAATCAATCTGTGCCATGTTTTATCCAATTAAATTATTTACTCATTTCAAATACATTGTATTCAAAAACATCTGTGTCTTTGTTTGTCTTTTTCATTAGTGTAACGTACAACTCTGCGTCTTCACGTTCATCGAACATTTCTAACACACGAGGTGAGTAATTGTAAAGTTGTTTCAATACAGCAAATTTCTTCATATTGTTTAGTTGTTGCTCCACTCTGCATTTAATGGCTTGTGACATACACGTATATAAATGTACATACGTGGCTGCATTACGGCAACTATCGGGTGACATCTCTGCCATGCTCCCTCCGCTCGGCTAATCGTAACTACGGGCTTTGCGTTCTTCTGTGAAATCAAGTGTAATACTGATTTCGATTGCAAATGTAGTGTTTTATTGGTACACAGCCAAATTTTTAGGTAGTGTTTTAACACTTCAAGCCTGTATTTTAACACAATTAACTTACCATTACATCAAAATTGGTTTGTTAATACCCTAATACTACATTTTCTCAAAAATTTGGTAGTATCAAAATATTTATGTATCTTTGCAACCAATATTATAACATTACATTGGATATTTATGGATATAGCTAAGATAATAAAACAAAAGGGCTTTACACAAAAGCAAGTGTCTGGTGCCCTCGGAATTAATAGGGTAAACCTAAATAACATGATTAATGGCAACCCAACGTATAAGACTATGCGCCAAGTTGCTGACGTTATTGGTGCAAACGTAAGTGAGTTCTTTGAGGATGAAGTAACAGACAAGCAAGAAGATTTCGCCAGCTATATCCGCTATAAAGGGATACACTACACTGCTGACACACTGGACGAGTTCTTGAAACAAGTTGAAGAAATAATGGCTATAACAAAGTAGCAATATGTAAAATAACATCTAACAATTTATCTATGGACATTTTAATTATTATTGCGGCAATAACGTTTATCGCTTTTGCTGCAAAGGTTCTTCTTGGTAGATCCAAGAAACAAGCAATGTCTTCTAATCCAGTAGATGGCATTCGTTTTAATGGTATCATGGGCTTTATGCTTGGTGATAGTTATGAGTTTTGTTTATCAAGACTCAGACATTTAGATTTACTTGTCAATAATGATGACCTATCGAATGGATATTGTTCGGGAGTTGTAGCATGGGGAAAGAATACTTTCAACAATGTTAATGAGGTTCGTTTTGTGTTTGATAATAAAAAACTTACATCTATTGTTATAGATATAGATTTTTCTAAAGATGGTATTAGTAATATGTTTGAGATACTTACAATTCGTATTTACAAAGTATTAGGACAAAAACCTTATGCTTGCACAAGAACCCAATATGTTTGGGGAAACTCAAAAGGTCAAGTAGCTTTATTTAGGCATTTTATCCCAGTGTTTGAAGAAGAGAGTTTGCTAATACAAATAAGATAGCGAGATTGAGGGGCGCAGCCCCACAGCAGGGACGTGAGGGCGCAGCCCCGCCCCCACGTTGCCTTATCTCCCAAAGGTATTCTTCTCTCCCTTCCTCATCATACACAGATAACCAGAGAGAAACACACACAAACAGAGAATACAGAGTGAAGGAAAGAAGAGAGGAAAGAAAAGACGAGGAAAGGAAATAAGAGGAAAGAGGAAAACAGCAGAAAAACACCTTCTAAAAGCCTTAATCCTATTTTGCGATAAATTCTGCGCAAACTTGGAGAACACGCCTGAAAAGCAAGAAAATGGCTCTAAAATGACAAGAAAACGCCCTTAAACGCCTCATAATTAGCGAATTTGAAGAAAAACACGACCAATTACCCGAATATGCTGAAAATACGAGAGTTTTGGCTTGAATGATAGCTGTATTACGTGATGAGATGGTATTTTTCATCATTCCTTGCGTGCGTGCGTACCTATTAATGCGACATGATTTTTTTGGCAAAAATGCTCTATGATAGAGAAAAGTAAAATATCGTTACAGAAAAGTTGTGTTGGTCCGCTGGAGAGGTTGATACTAACTTGCTGATAAATAGATATATAAGTTTTTAGTGTAAAAGTGCAAAATGTTTACAATGATAGACGTTTTGAGGGGCGTTTTGATGGGTAAAGCCACGATTTGGCCGCCGACAAAAGGACTTGTGGGAGGAGGAGGGGAATGGGGTAGGGCTACAATGGAAAAAACGAGAGTCAAATATATATATATTTGCCGACACAAATACATTGGTAAATTAATAATTGCAATTATTATGAAAGAAATCTTGACGAAAATTCCAAAGAATTTAGGCGGTGCATCTCCAGTTCTCGGTGTTCGATGTGAATGGATAGCCACTGCGGCAATGTTGGCTGGCAGTGTTGCTTCTTCTCTGTTCGGTGGCGCAAAGGCACGTAGGGAGGCAAAAAAGGCGGAGAGGGAGCGGAAGTACAGGGCAGCGGCAGAAAAGGCATGGTATGACAAGGAGTACAATACCGACTACATCGACACAAAGGCTGGGCAAAACCTGATGAGGCGTGCGCAAGAGGTTCAGGACAGCTACGTCCGAAAGGCTGATGGTGCGGCTGCTGTTGGCGGTGGTACTGCTGCGGCTACAGCAATGGCGAAGGAAGCGGCTAACAAGACTATGGGTGACACTATCGCCAACATCGGGGCGAATGACACGGCACGGAAGCAGCAAGTGGCAGACAAGCACTTCCAACACCAAGTTGGGCAATCTCAGGAACGTGAGCAAGCCGCCATGCAGACCGCACAGAATACCAGTGAGGCGGCTCAGAATATGAGCAATGCTCTGTTCAAGGCGGGTATGAACCAGTTGGGTTCAGAACCTAAAGAGGCTAAGTCGCTGAATGACAGCCTAAAACCAAGTGATATGGGTAGCCGTGATAACACTGGTATAACATCTGCCCTCGGTGAAAGTGCGGATGCAAGGCTTAAGAAGGTCACAGAGGGCGTTGATGGGCTGTTTGGATAGGCTTGAGGCTTCGGTGGGAGCAGGAGGCAAAGACGAGAGGAACGAGTGCCAAGAACATGGAGAAGGAGGCGTACACAACCAAACCCAAAGGGGCACCCCCGTTGACCACCGTTTTAAACTATAGTAGATAAATACAAATATAAAAATGCGGCCCCCACCCCCCCATCTCCTTTTTATTTCGGTTTTCCGATTTTCCCCACCCCTTATTTTTCGGAAAGTGTTAATGAAGTTAAATATTAAGAATATGAATAGATTTCAGAGATTTATAAAGCGAATTGGCGGTGAAGACAAGGTATTGCACTTTGAAACTTGCTGCCTGATCACGATGGTTGTTGCTCTTTTTAATATGAACGTGCTCGGTCTGGGTACTACAGCTTCGGCGGTATCAGCCTGTATGATTGCGGTTATTGCCGGCATATTGAAGGAGGTATACGACTATAACACATACTGCTTGTTTGACAACAAGGATATAATAGCAGATGTATTTGGCGCATTTGCTGGTTTTTTAATCATTATTTTAATTGGATAGATTATGACATTTGAAGAAGCAAAGAAGATATTGAAGAAAGAGTTTTTGGGAATTAGATTCAAGAAGTTCAACAAGCCTCTTAAATTTGAAGAAAAGCTATGGGTTCGTAATGAGAAGCCAGAGATTCTTGAAGCTTTGCGTATTGTGGCAAAGAATGGCATTAGTGTTTGCGTTCCAGAAGCAGCTCTTCGTATTCGCAGCATAATTACCAAGAAGATGAGGGCAGGAGAGGAAGCACCGTCTCCAGTTTCAGGCACTCCATTGAGCGCAGCAGAAGGAATAAAATTGCAGTGGAAAGACAACAAGAATACAGTCAAGAACCCTGCTCTTAAAGAAGCAGCCTCCCAGTTCAACGATGCTTTGTTGGATGAGCAGGGAAAGAAGATTAAGCGCTTCGGCAAAGAGATTGCCCGACTCAACAAGGTCATCCACAAGAAGAACTTGAAGATTGAGGAGTTGAGAAAGGAGAGTTGTAGACACCTAAATGGAAAGATAAAGGAATTCGGCGAGAATGTGGATTTGGAACAAAAGCTAAAGGATAAGGACGCTGTTTTGTCTGACGTTGCAGAGGAACTTCGTCTTTCAAAGATTCGTGAGAAGAATCTGGTCGAGGTAAGCCAGAAGTACATGAATAAGAATAAGGAGTTGAAGAAGGAGTTGGAAGAAGCAAACAATCTGGTTAAAGAGGTTCGTAAAGTTTCTAAGGAGTATTGTGAATACGGTATTGCTGCTGAAAAGATGATTCAGAAGTTGGCTAAGATAATAGTTAGCAAAGGTCTCGTTCCTTCTGATGTCTTCGAGAAATGTCGTCTTTGGGCGAATGGCTACAGATTCAACCCTCAGCTTAGCGAGGACGGCAATGGTATCTTCTACCATATAGCTGGGGTTGATGTTGCAGAGGAAGGCGCTGACCATACTGGTGTCATGGTTCTATGCGGTAAGGATTTTGCTAAGATTCTTAAAGAGGACAAGGAAGCAGCAAAGGAACTTTCAAAAGTTCTCAATGACGTTATAGACCGATTTCTTCTGTTTGGCGAAATTATTATTAAAGAAGAATAAGCTATGCCAATAAACAATAACCAGAATACGCATATGAACAAAGGGAGAGTGACTATAACGGAGCCTTCTCCTATGGTTCAGCAAATGGCGCAGCAGAATTTCGCCATGAAGAATGGAGGAGAGCTGCCGATGCAGGGTGCGCCAGGAGGAGCTTCTACACCTGTTGCTCCTCAGCCGATGGATATGAATTTCTTTGGTGGAAATGGCGGTGCAACTGGCAAGTTTGAGATGCCGGCTGTTGCCACAGCTCCCGACTTGACTCCAGACAGCAAGGCCCCCGATCCAAAGTACGGAACAGGTGGTGTTCAGTTTGTCAATCCCTCTGGTACAGACAAGAATGACTTGAGTTCGTTATCAGCAGCTTTGAACTCGGCAGAGGTATCTTCTCCTTCTTCTGGAAGGGAGTTTAAAGCCGATGATACAAAGAAGGATGGCGGTTTCTTTGGCTGGATAAAGGGGCTTGCTCCCAAGTTTAGGCCTGGAAGACGTGATGGAGAGACAGACGAAGAGTACGATATGCGGCATACACAAAATATGCAGCGTTTGGCAACCTTTGCGGATGCTATCCGTCACATGGGTAATATCGTGAACACTTATAAGGGAGGTCCTTTGCAGCAATTCAATGACCCTACGGACTACCTCTTGGCAGGCTACGAGAAGCGCAAGGCGGAACGTAGACAGCAGGATGCAGCTGATGCGGATGCGGCTTACAAGCAGGCAACTCTCAATTTGAAGGAACGTGCGGCTGAGGCTAAGAACGCCTACGACCAGTTGAACCTGTTGCTTAAACAGAATGGAGTGAATCTAAGTAAAGATAAGTTCGACTACCAGAAAGCCAAGGATGCTGCAGCCGCAAAAGCTAAAGCCGAAAAGGATGACAGAGACTTCAAGTACAAACAGGAGCGCGATAAGGTCAAGGACAAACAGACAGAAAAACGTCTTGGCATTGCAGAATACAATGCTACCCATAAGGGACGAGGAGGTGGAGGCCGCTCTGGAAGTGGCAGTGGCTCTTCTTCCAGGAAGTATTGGTTTGAAGATAAAAATGGAAAGATAAGGTATCAGCCAAACAAGACCATGTGGGAGCAGGAGTATTACCGTGAGTACGGCAGGCTTCCACAGGGTGAGTCTTCGACCTCTGTTACGACAAAGACTACGAACTACAGGACTGGCGCAGAGGTAACGACCACCACAAGAAGAAAGGGCGCATCTGTTACCAGTCAGGCAGCAGCTTCGCAGAATGCGGCCAAGAGAGCAAGAAACAAACCAAAAAGTACTCAGAAACATAATGCCCTGAATAATTGGTTCAAGAAGAATTATAAATAAACATATCATAATATGGCACATGATAGAATAGATACAATGTACGATGCGCTTGTTTCGGACGGGGCGCAGATTGGCACAAGACAACAATTCAAGAAACTGATGCTTGCGCCGGGCAAGGAAGGCTACAGAAACCGACTCGGCTTCTATCAGGCAATGAAACAGGATGGAGCGAATATCGGTGATACTTACGAGGATTTCGGAAGGGCACTCGGTCTTCATGCTGTAAAGCCTCAGCGAAAGACAAAGCCAGTAGCACAGAAGCCTATGACCACAGCACAGAGAGCAATGCAGGTTCCGCATAGGCTAAAAACACAATTAGGCAAGGCTCCAAAGAGTGCCCCAAAGGGTGCTTCTCCTTTCGTGCAGTCTTTGTATGAGATTGATGAAGCGCAGAAGGGAGCAGGTTATCCAGTTGACTATACTTCACCTAAGGCTACCCAGCAAGTGTATCAGCGAAATCAGCGGATAAGAAGACAGGCGGCAAAGACTGCTGCAAAAAAAATAAGCAGACAGGCAAGTCATGCTCAACCTATCATGCAGACAAATACGCCAGCTGACACCTATATAGGTAAGACTGAGGGGCAGTTGATGGACGAAATGAACCAAAGTGCAAACGCTTTGGTTGGTTCTGAAATGGGCGATTATCTCGATAAGGTTATAGGAGACGAGTTCAAGGCGGCTCATGCAAGAGGACTTGCAGCGTTGAGTGCAAACAGTGGAGTTCATGGTACTGGTGGTGCAGACTGGTGGATTGGTGAAAGAGCTTACCAAAATCAAATGGATCAAGATAAGCAGCTTCAAGAAATCACAGGGAACATACAGAAGAATATAGAAAGTATCTTCTCTAACCCAAAGGTTAAGCAGAGAGTGTTGTCTGATGCTCAAAAACTCGGAGTTTCCCCAGAGACATATATTGAAAGTTCACTTGCACCAGCCCTGATAGAGAAAGCCGGAAAACAATTCAATAATACTCAGCTTAACCGCATGATGGCAAAGGGTGCATCTGACTATATTGCAAGCGGCATTCTTAATTCTCTCACAGGAACATTGCTTACTGGTCTTACTTCTACTAAAAGCCAGAGGCAAATGCAGCAGCAAGCAGATGCAATGACAGAAGAAGGGTTGAATCCAAACTATAAACCGGGCACTTGGGCAAAAGCAGCAAAAGGAGCTGTGGCTTTTGCTGCAGATGCGCCTTTGTATAATCTCGCAGGTGTCGGAGCTGGAGCTTTGACAGAAAAAGTTTTTGGTAATGCAGCTCAGCAGATGGCGAGAGTGGCTAACCAGTCTTTGAGACAAAGAGTGTTTGAAGGTGTAGCAAGAGGCATTGTTCATGGAGGAGCTACAGGCTTTCAATATGGAGCCATCAACGGAGCCGTTCAGAACTATTCTACAGGAGAAGATACTTCGCTTTGGGGAACTTTGAAAGCAGCAGCCAAAGGTGGATTGGAAGAAGGTGTTAGCTTTGCTACTATGGAAGGCATGGGTGGCGCAGTTGGAGCTTTTGGCCATGGCATTGGTCTTAAAGGAACGGAAAATACGTGGAAGCAGAGAGTTAACAAAATGGGGCAAAAACTTACCTATGAGGGCATTAAAACTGGTATGGAAGGTATCGGTATGGCTACAGGTGGGGTTGCTTCAAGCTATGCTAATCATATTCTTACTGGTGATGACTGGCACGGTTTCTCTACAGAGGGAACACTTGAATCTTGTGCGAGTGCTGTTATCTTTAAACTTACCCATGCGAAAGATTTATTCAAAAAGGAAACAGATAGAAACGGCAAGCCATTCAGCTTTACCAGCAATATTGCCCAAAAGACTGCAAGATTTTTCTTGTCTGGCGAGGCAAAATCAGCACCTCATGTTTTTTCTGACGAGGAGAAACATCAGTTGTTTGCTGCTGGTTCTGAGTTAGGAATGAAGCCTATGGAGAATATTGTCAGCTGGGCAAAACGGGCTAAAAAATACAGAGCTGAGGATATTGAGAAGAGCGAGGATGGTTCTGATCTACTCAATAACTATCAGCAAATCATGCTTGACCCAAATGTTTCTTGGGATGCCAAGGCAAAATTTACTACTATGGTCATGGGCACAATGCCTGAGTCTCGTCCTATGATGGACCATATATCCTATGGAACAGAAGATGGAACAGATGGAGACAATCGCATACATACTTATAAGACCGTGAACGAGTATGCTGCTGACGGAACACTTTTGTCAAAACACAGATTTGACACAAAAGACAAGAGGGAGTCTATCATTTACGAAATAGGTGTAAGAAAAGAGGAGTTGCGTTCTAAGAATGCTCTTGCTCTGTTGGTTGGCTTAGATAGAAACAATTATGACTTGCAAAATTCTTTCTTTAAGAAGAATGCGAAAGACTGGGAGCAGGTTCAAGAGATTGTTGAAGGTATGCAAACAGGCGGCTCAAAAATAGACCATCAGTTTACGGAGTATGTATTAAATTCTGAAAGAGGTTCTTTCTTACCTATCGTTGATGCAGTGGCAAACAAAAATGGTATGGATAGAGAAAGTGTGCTAAAGGCTTTCTATAAAGACCCAATGAAGCGAACTGATGAAGAGCAGAATGCTTGCGTTCAGCTTAGAAAGGCTATAGAAATGGAAGTGTTCCCGGCAAATAAAGTTCATGAAGAACAGAGTGTCATGGATGGTAAAGATGTCGCAACAGACAACAACCTTGGAACTGAGCAGCCAAATGGCGGTGCAGTTAAAGCAGAGCTTGACGGGTTGAGACAGGCTGAGGCTGGAATGGATGAGCTTATGCGTGATAATGATGTATTCGGTCAGAATTTCCAAAAACTGAAACAACAGGGTTTGACCAATCCGCAGATTTATGACTGGATGGTTCAGCAGGGAGGTTTGACAGTAGAACAGCTTGAACCATTTGCCCATTATATCAATGCGAACGCAAGAGTGCAGGGTATGCAGGAGGCTACCAAGAACGCCATTGACGAACAGGTTTCTTCTTATGTTCAGGACTGGTCTTTCCACGGAACATTGAACGGACAGGAAAAGAATGGAGAACAGGCGATTTACGTGCAGGACAGCAACGGAAGAACGCTTCTTGTTGGTACTGGTGAAGTGGCTTTTGACACCACTACAGGAAGGGCAAAGGAAGGCGTTGGTGATATGCTTGTTTGTCTTGACCCAAAGAGTGGCGAGACAGTATATGTCAAGTCGGACGAAGTGAAGTTTGTTGGAACACAGAGTGCAGACGATTTTGCTAATGGGTATCGTCAGGAGTTGCAGATGAAGAACTCTGAGCCTTACAATCAGGCAGCGCAGGAACAGGCGATGCAGGATGCTGCAAAGCCTCAGCCTGTGGAGAAATCTAAAGATGATGCCACAAAAGGTGGTGATTTAACAAAAGATGATACGACTTTAACAAAAGTTGATACCACATCGGGCAAAGATAATACCACAAGCGAGGACTTAGTACCACAAGAACAGCCTCAACCAACCCGAAAGTTTGCAGATGGTTCCGACGTTCCTATGACAAAGGACAGCAAGGGAAGACCTACACCAGACTATGAGAAAATGACTCCTGAGCAGAGCGCAGAGATTCTTACTGAGGACTTCGGGGAGAATGCCGAGAAGGTGGTGGACGGACAGATTCAGAAAGCAGAAAAGGCTTTGAAGGATGCTGAGAGGATAAAGGTGGACTATACCGCCGAGCCTAACGACATTATGGAGCAGGAGGCTTTGAAGAAAAAGACCGTTGAGGCTGCCAAGAAGCAGTTAGAGCACGCTCAGAATATCAAAAAGACTATGACTGCCAAGAAGGTGACTGAGACTGTGGGTAACACAGAACAGACTGAGGGTGCTCATGAGGCTGGCAGCGTGGCCGCGCAGAAGTTTGAGAATGCACCAAGACTTGTGGGCAACAAGCGCACAAGAATGCTTCCTGACGGAGAGACTAAGATCAAGGGACACTATGAGATTGTTCCGGCTGAAAGTCTTACTCCTTCTCATGATGTGAATAATGGCTACAAGAAATCTGAGGGATTCCCTACCGATGCAGAGGGAAGAACCGTAAATGACCGTGACTACGAGCACGACAAGGCGGCTCAGCAGAATACGGACCAGATTGCCAGGAAGTATAACGGTATGGCTATCGAGCAGGTGCCAGTGGTATCTGACGAGGGTATCGTATATGATGGTAATGGTAGAACTATGGCAGGGCAGAAGGCGGCAAAGGAAGGTACGGATGGCGAATACATCAACGACCTCTTGGAGAATGCTGAGAACTTCGGCTTCACAAGAGAACAGATTGAGCAAAGCGGTATCGAGCACCCACGTCTGATTATGGTGACAGATGAGCGACTGCCGTACGATACAGCTACCTTCTCCAAGTTCAACAGAAACGAGAAGAAGACGCAAAGCAATACCGAACAGGCAGTAGCCAAGGCCAAGACGTTGACTTCTGACGAAGTAGGCGCTATTGTAGCCGAGATTGAGGGAAGCGGTTCTCTCGATGCTTTCTTTAACAATTCCAAGGCAATAAATGACTTGGTGAAGACGTTAGTAGATAAAGGCATCATCGGACAGAACGAGGTGGCACAGATGATGGATAGCCCTGAGCGCCTTTCAGCACAAGGCAGGGAGTATGTGAAGAACCTTCTTCTGGGTTCCATCTTCAAGCCAGAGACTATCAGAATGCTTGGCATCGACTCTGCGGTGAAGAACAAGGCCGTCAACGTCATCCGTTCGGTAATGGACAATATGAAACTTGGCGATTACTCTCTTCGTGACGAGATTGATCAGGCTATCCAGTTGCTCTATGAGGCAAGACAGGGTGGAAACAAGGTTGATACACTTCTGAGAACACCGGATATGTTCGGTGAGGACGCAGCAAAGCGTTACTCTTCTATCTCTCAGATGATGGCTTTAGCTTTGGAAGGTAAGGTATCTGATTTCAGAGATTTGCTTGACGAGTACAACAGAATTGCCGCTTCAAGAAATACTGGCGAGGGCAATATGTTCGAGGCAGCACCTACCAAGGAAGAGTTGATAAACGAGTATTTAAACTTTAAAAAATGGCAAGATTATGGCACAGGACATTCAGAAAATGAAGGAGGCAATGATGTTTCAGGCATTCAAGAACCTAAACAAGAAACATCAGAAGGAAATGGATCAGCAGGAGAAGGAGCAGAGCCAGAACGACCAAGAGTAGAAGAACCAGACGACTTAGTAAACAAAGAACTTGAAAGTCGCATCAAGGTTACTGATGAGGAAACCGAAACTCCATCTGAGAACGGTCCTATCACAAGGCAGAAGATTCTTATTGATAGCGACAAGGAGGTTATTAAGGTTGACGAGCCTAACGATAAGGGCGAATACACCGGTTCATACTACGAGTATGATGGCAAGAAGTTTGGCGACCTGAATGAGGTTGTCGAATATGTTGACGGTAAGGTAAAAGAAAAACCTCTTCCACTCCTTCCAAGGGAAGAGAAGACAGACCCTCAGTTTAACCCGATTGAGGCTGCTGCCGCTGAATTTAAGAAAGAGCATCCTCTGACTGAGGAGGAAATCATGAAGTCAGATTTGGATGATTTATCCAAGGATATGGCTTTGGACTATCTGAACGGAGAGGTGACAGATGATTTGCACCGTGCAATCTACGAAAGCATCTATGCTAAACGTAAGGAATTGAATGCTGAGCCAAAGGTTGGCACTTCTAAAACAGAACCATCTGCTAATCCTATGGAAGAAATCAAGAATGCAGCAGAAGGATTCGAGAAGGAGAAGAAAACGAAAATAGAGCAGGGCGAAAAGCCTCAGCAGAAAGCCGACGATGCAGCGGTATCAGCTTCAAACAAAAAGGTCAACGACCTGTGGAAAGAACTTATGAATGCTGGTAAGGATGAGGTTTCTTCTTCCTTTATCGGTCTTAATTCAAGACAATTAGAGGTGCTGCCTAAACTGGTGAGTGCAATGGCAGAGAATGCTTACCTTAGAATTAAGAGAGGTATGCACAATCTTGAAGACGTAGTAAAGGAAATGCGTAAGGAGTTTGCTCCTGCTGCCAAGATTTTCAAGAAAGAAGATGTGGATGCTATCTACGAGCAGATGATGAATATTCGCTATCGTGATGGCGAGCAGCGCATGAGCTTGAAGGACTGGGCTGACTACTACGAGAAGACTTCTCCTAAGCATCAGGAGAATCTGGTGGGTGACTCCAAGAATGCCGAGGAAAGAAAGCAGAAGGAGAATAGCTTCATCAACCGCATTCAGACAGTTCTTTCTATGGGAGAATTTAAGACTGGCATTGCGGGTATGAGAAAGATTGCCGAAGATTGTGGTCTTGAAGGTGCTAAGGATACCGACTTACAAGAGTTGGTGGAAACCGCTGTTGTAGGAATGGCAAGGCGATATGCTTCAAGCAAGGCTATGAGTGATGATGTTAAGTTTGCAAAGATAAAGCTTCTATATAACAGACAGCCTTCACTCAACCAGCGTGATTCTGAGCGAGTGATGAAACAGCAGTATTCTACCCCTGCCCCTTACGCTTATCTCGCAGATGTGTATGTGAAGGGTAACGGCAAGGAGATAAAGAGTGCGCTGGAACCAAGTGCAGGCAATGGAATGCTTACTATCGGCTTGCCAAAGGATGCTGTCCATGTGAACGACATTGATGCTCAGCGATTGGAGAACCTGAGAAGACAGGGCTTCAAGAACGTGACCAGTCAGGACGGAACCCAGCCTTTTGCAGACAAGGACGTTGACGTGGTGGTGACAAATCCACCATTCGGTAGTGCTACCCCTAAGGAGTATGACGGTTATAAGATTTCTTCTTTGGAAGGACAGATGGCTATCAATGCCCTGGAGAGCATGAAGGGTGATGGTCGTGCTGCTATCATTATCGGTGGCAACACGGAATATGCCAAGAACGGAAGCCTGAAACCAAAAGACAAGGCTTTTCTTGGTTATCTCTATAGCCACTATAATGTGGAGGACGTGATTAATGTGGATGGTGGTCTCTATGCAAAACAGGGAACCAGCTACTTAACACGTATGATATTGATAAACGGAAGACGCTTGAACGAGAATGCCTTTCCACCAGTAAAGGATAAGGCTAGAGCCGAGACCGTAAAAGATTATGACGAACTTTATAAACGAATTGAAGATGATATACTACGAGGTGAACGGATGGATTCTTCCATCGGAGGAGAAACAAGAAGTACTCAACCAGAACTTGATAAACAAGGCGCTGCTGGTACTCCTAAAGAGAGAGTACGAGCAGGAGAACGAGGAGGAAGCAAACCAGATGGTGAGCGAGAGCCTGACTTATTTGACTCCACTTCCGTATCAGGAACCCATGATGACTTGGAAAATCAACGAGGAACCGAACCAAGAAAAGATGGAAGACTTTCTGATGGAGATAGTAGAACAGACGGAACAGGGACAGAGCCTTCTACAAGCAAAGAACCAACGACTGGAACCAATGAGCAGCGAGGAAATGGATCAGGAGGAGCTGGACGGAATGACGCTCAGCCAAGTACTGATGAATCTGCCAGCACCGGGAGCGGAAGCGGACCACGGGGACAATTACAGCGGGTGGACAAATCCGTACGTGGACTAAGTACAGAGAAAGTTACCTATACCCCTAAGAGTGGAAATCCATTCACCCTGAAAGCTGTTATGCCTGCCGATCAGCAGGAGGCTGTAAACAAGAATCTTGAAAAGTTGGGCGATGCCGACCAGTTCCTTGTTGATGAACTGGGCTATAATGATAAGGATGATTTGTATTCTCATCTTGCTGCAGAGCAGGTTGACTCTGTAGCCCTTGCCTTGCAGCAGGCAAAGAAGGGCAACGCATTCATCATCGGCGATATGACTGGTATCGGTAAGGGAAGACAGGCTGCTTCACTTATCAGATACGCCAAGAAGCAGGGTCAGGTTCCTGTATATTTCACTAAGACCGCTGGATTGCTGAGTGATGTTTACCGTGACTTGGTGGATATTGGAAGCCCAGACCTAAGACCATTTGTATTCGGTAGTGCCAAGGAAGCTGCCATTACCGACTCAGACGGAAAAGTGGTATTCGCTTTGCCATCGAAGAGCGAGGTAAAGCGTGTGCTCGACTACATCGAAAAGAACGGAAAACTGCCAGACGAATACGACTATGTATTGACTACTTACAGCCAAGTAAGCAATGGTGTGTATGAGTTTGACGAGAATGGTGCCAGAAAAGAGAAGAAACTTGCGAAGGGTAAGACATTCGGCGCTGCTGCCCTTAGCGGACAAAGAAGACGTGATGCTATAGAAAAACTGATGGACAACGCCTATCTTATCCTTGACGAAAGCCATACGGCTGGTGGCAATAGCGGTCAGGGCAACTATTTCCAACACATTATTCAGAAGGCAAAGAACGTTACCTTCTTCTCTGCTACCTTTGCCAAGCGACCAGACAATATGCCTATCTACGCTTTGCGTACTGCTATGAATGAGGGCGGTATGAAATCATCCGATTTGATTGATGCGGTGAAGCGTGGTGGCGCAACCTTGCAGGAAATCATGAGCCAAACCTTGACACAATGCGGTCAGATGATTCGCCGTGAGCGAGATATGACTGGCGTAACCATCGACTGGAAGGCGATTGATGATCCTGAGCGAGTGCAGGAGCAGCGAGAACAGTATGATAGTATCATCGGATTGTTTAATGATATTATCAATTTCCAAAAGAAATATGTTTCAAGTTACGTGGATGAGCGTAATGAGGAGCTGGCTGCCATTCAGTCTACCATTGGAATCAAGAAGGGAACGGCTGCCCTGGGAATTAAGAACCAGCCATTTGCCAGCAAGGCATTCAATACCGTTCAGCAGGTACTTCTCTCCTTGAAAGCGAAGTCTGCTGCAGAACGTGCCATCGACTATTTGAAGCAGGGCATGAAGCCTGTGATTGCGTTGAACAATACCAACGAATCTCAGACTGGCAACCTTGCGCTTGGTGAGGAAATGGACGCACCAGACTTGGGTACATCTTTGAAGAAGGGTCTTGAAGGTACACTTCGCTATACCCAGAAGGATGCAAAGGATAATAGCGAAAGCGGCTACATCAAGCTTTCGGATTTGGGTGATGAGGCAGTTGAGGCTTATCACGAACTGGAAAAGAAGATTGAGCAGACAAGTACCGGTCTTTCACTCTCTCCGATTGATGTTATCAAGAACGAGCTACAGAAGGCTGGCTATAAGGTTGGTGAGCTGACCGGTAGACAGACCGAGTTTGTTTATAACGACAACGGAACTGTCACCAAAGTAAAACGTGCCGACACAGATAAGAAGAAACTGGCAAGAGAATTTAATGATGGCCAGATTGATGCGCTTATTCTCAACAAGAGTGCAGCAACTGGTATTTCCCTTCATGCTTCGAGCAAGTATAAGGACCAGAAGAAGCGTGTGATGATCGTGGCTCAGCAGCAGCTTGACGTGAATGATGAGGTTCAGATGCGTGGACGTATCGACCGAACAGGACAGGTTGCAAGAGGTGCATACGAATACGTTGTTTCTCTTATTCCTGCCGAGCAGCGACTGTTGATGATGTTCAAGGCTAAGTTGAAGTCGCTTGATGCCAACACTACTTCTTCGCAAAAGAGTAAGTTCAACGAAATGGACGTTGCCGATATTACCAACAAGTATGGTGACAAGGTGGTACGTGAATACATGGCTGAGCATCTTGACCTTTATTCTCGTATGGCAGACCCATTCGGTTGGGAGAAAGTCTACGGAGAGGATTTATCTTCTATAGACCCACAGAAACTTATGGCGACAGCTTCTGGAATGAATGGCGATAGCGAGGCTGGTGCGGATGCCAGTAAACTTCTTGGGCGTATGGCTCTTCTGAGAGTAAATGAGCAGGAGAAGATGTTGCAGGAGATTGGCGAGCTTTATGCTAACGAGATTCAGCGCCTCAACGAAATGGGCGAGAACGACCTGGAGATTACCGAGCTGCCTTTGAAGGCTAAGACTCTCCACAAGGAAGTTTGGAAGCAGGGCGCAGAGCCGGGCGGCGATAATGCCTTTGCCGACAATACTTATATAGAAAAGGTGAACATGGCTATCTTGAAGAAGCCAATGAAGGCTGCTGAGGTGAAGGCTGCGCAGGATGGTTTGACTGGCGGTAAGACTTGGGATGAGTACAAGAAAGAAAAGAAAAAGGCAATAGAAGATTACTTCATCAACAAGGCAAAAGAAGAAGGGGCAAAGATAGAAGATCGTGCCAGGAAGAAAGCTGCCAAAGCCCGTGAAAAGTATCTAAAGGATGCGTTGCGAAATCAGAAGGACTCAGGCATGACAGACGAGCAGATTGCCCAAATGGCCATTTACCAACAAGATAGCATCTACAAGGTAGAGAATGAAAAGGGCGAAGAGGTGGTGAAGAACTTGAAGGCTAAGGCTGAAATGTTCTACCGTATTCTTGAAACCTTCAACACAGAAGACGCATTTGTGCTGCCAACAGACATGAACAATCCCGCAGAGTTGAGCGGATTCGGCAACAGCTATGGCAGACTGATAGACATAAAGATAACCGACAACTTCTCGCCAAACGCCTCTACCGTATCGTTTGCTACCTTGGACGGACGAAGAAAGATTACATTCCCCATAAACGGGAAAGTAGGAATCGGAAGCGACAAGGCAGACGTTATTGGCATAATTGACAGACTGACAAGACAGGCATCCGCGATGGGTGACAAGCATCTGCGTGTACTGAGTATGGATGCTGCCAACTGGGACAAGCTGACAAGCAACGAGAGCCGCAAGGATGGTTATATCGTGACAGGTAATCTGATGCAGGCCTTGGTTGACAGTAAGGATCAGGGCTTGGGCGGTCAGTTGGTGAAGTACACTACTGATACTGGCGAGGTGAAGACTGGTATCTTGATGCCAGACCGATTCGACCCTAAGGGCTTGACTACGGATGCGCCTATCAACAGCGTGGCTGATAAGTTTGAACTTTCATCATGGCACGGAGGTATTGACGAGGTTACTTCATCGGATGGTGAAGTAAAGGTGAAGCGCATAGACAACTATCGTGGCTACTACTTCGAGCTTCGTGTACCAAAGAGCAAAGCGAAGGGCGGCAAGTACTTCATGGACGAAGATTTGCTGAAGCTGGTTGATGGCAACAATTTTGAAACCAGGGGAAACAATATGCTTGCTGAATTTAAGCCAGAGCAGTTGAAGCCAGTACTGGACCGCCTGTCTAAGATGGGCGTGAAGGTGCAGGAGGAGCGCAAGACTTCTGAGGATGAAGGCACTCACTTCCGTGAGGAAGACCCTCAGGAGATAGAATTGTCAAAGGATGAATATGCGGTGTTGGCTCATACTATAGACTCTTCACACAAAAACTATAAGCGGGGAAAAGTCAATTATGAGTACACTGCTGATAATTTTTATGTATTCAAATACAATAAATACAATGATTATAACGTTTATCAGAAAATCCCTATTGATGGGAATGAAGAATTAATTAATTATATCAAAGATGGAATCAACAAAGAAACTATCAGAAATCCAAGAGATATTGATTCTGCTCTTGAAGCAGGTTGGAATGGACGAAACGGGCATTATTGGGACTCTACTTCTAATCAAGAAGGACGTGGAGGCTCAGTACGACCTGGCGAGGTATCTTCACTTCGGTCACGCCACGGAAGACCAAGTGATGAACGTATGGGTGAAGAACTATCTGATAGCCCATCCTCAGCAGTCAACAACCACATCGAAAGAATAGCTCAGAAGACTGGCGGCAAGGTAAAGATGGTTTCATCGGTTGATGAAATCACCAACAAGGCAGCAAAGGCAGCTATTGAGGAAGGCAGGAATATAACCGGTTGGTACGATGAAAAGACAGGGGAGGTTTGTCTATATATGCCAAATATCCATGACAGATATACTGCCGAGAAGACTATCTGGCATGAGGTTGTAGGACACAAGGGAATGAGAGAGCTTTTCGGTGAAGAGCGATTCGAGAAGTTCCTTCGTGATGTATGGTACGACTTGGATAAGCCAGAGAATGCGGCTTTGAAGAAGCTGGTGGATGAGGAGAGAAAGTTCAACCCTATGAATATCTACGATGCCATTGAGGAAGGTATCGCCCGACTCGCCGAGGATGGCAAGGGCGAAGCTGGATTCTGGAATGGTATCAAGAATAAGGTATCTGATTTTCTTCATGAAATCGGTTATCGTATTGCTCCTAATACTAAAGATGTGAAGTACTTGCTCTGGTTGAGCAAGAACTTGCAGAAGAATCCGAATGATCCATATTGGAAACTGAGAGCCGAGGCGGTGAAATACCGTCTCGACCATGAGGATATTCGGAGTGTGGTTTCCCGTGATGGCGTGTTCTACGAAAATGATGGCAAGGCTCGTTCTCTGGCAGACTTACCAAAGGCAGATTATCAGGAGGCTACAGACGGACAGATTCATTTCCGTACTACCCCAACTGCAGCTACTGCCCTTGACAGATACCACCGTTCGCTGGATGAGCACGGCTACATGGCTACAGAGAGTTACATGGACAATATGCTTTCCTTGAAGAAACTGATGAATGCCATTGTGCCTGACAAGAAGGTTGAGGATATTGCTTCTTCGGAAAATCCCTACATTCTCCAGAACGTCATGCAGGGTGCGATGAGCGATGCGTCCAAGATGTTCGAGATAAACATCATGAGTCCTTTGGAGAAAGCTATGGCTGGAGTACTCGATGCCTTTGAAGGCAAAAAGACAGACGACAAGATAAGAAACTTCAATCTCTATATGATTACCAAGCACGGCTTGGAGCGAAACAGAGTGCTCTTTGTGCGTGATGCTGTGAGAAAGCTTCGTATGGATGACAGCACCAAGGCAGACGCTGAGAAGCTGCAGAGCGAATGGGGTGCCAAGAAGGAGGATTTGGGCAACCAGCTAAAGAGCGGAATCATCGACCTGAAACGTTACTACGAGAAGATGGACGAGTGGATACGCGATAATGTGAACAAGGACTACGAGGCTGGAGAACACGACTATTCGGGTATGCACGGTGTGCAGGACATCATAAGTATGAAAGATCCATACAATGACGGAGAGGCCATACAGAGTGTGATGGACTCAGAAGCAAAGATGGAATCGGTAAAGGCTGGCTCAGTAAGAGACTATTGGGATAAAGTAAGAGCGGCTACCAGATATTCGGTAGACTCAGACTATAATAACGGCATTATAGACAGAGACCTGCACGGACACGTATCGAAGATGTTTGACTGGTACGTTCCACTGAGAAACTATGACGAGACAACGGCTGAGGATGTATATGGTTATATCACAGAAATCGGAGACCCGAAGAACCGCATAGGAAGCACCCTTGCAAAGGCAAGAGGACACAAGTATCTTAGCGAGACCAACATACTGGCTCAGATAGGAGCCTTAGGCAACAGAGCTATCAAGAACGGAGGCGATAATGCTATTAAACAGGCCTTTGCGAGATTTGCGAGAAACCACTCTGACAACAACCTTATCAAGGAGACGAGTGTATGGTATGTGAAAGACCCCACAACAGGAATTGTAGAGGAACGTTATCCGGACATTCCTGAGGGTGCTACAGCTGACGAGATTAATCAGATAGTATCGGACTTCGACACCGATATGGCTATGCTGAAAGCGCAAGGTCTTGCTACAAAGAAGTTTGACAGAGGAAATATCGGTTATCGCTTTGAGCGAGCTAAAGACAAGTCGCAGCATATCGTGGACGTGATGATTGCAGGCAAGAAGCACAGCTTCGTTATCTTAGGCAACCCAAGAGCAGCGCAGGCTCTGAACGGAATGCTGGAGCACAAGAACGAGTCACTGGCAGGACGAACTACTGCCGCCATATCAAGATTCATGGCTCAGACCTGTACTTCATATAACCCAGAGTTCGTGATGCGTAATATGATAAGAGACTTTGAGTTTGCTTCTACCAACCTGCTTGCCAAGGAAGGTATGGCATACACCAAGACTTTCGAAAAGTATTATGCTCAGGTTGGACTTATCGAGGGTATCAGAAACACTAAGCTGAGTGATTTTAAGAAAATGACAGGTTTCGGATTGTTCTCTAAGTACAGAAACGGCACACTCGACACTTCCGATAAGATTCAGAGATACTTCAAGGAGTTCATGGAGAACGGCGGTGAGACAGGCTGGGTTCAGATAAAGAACATGAAAGACCTTACTGCCGAGTACAAACTTCATGTAAAGACAGAGAAGAACGGCAAGGCCAGAGTATCAAAGAATGTCTTTGATTTTATCTTCAAGAATTTGGAGAACGCCAACGAGGTTGCAGAGAACTTGGCTCGCTTTGCTACTTATTGCGCGAGCCGCGATGCTGGCCGTTCGACTGTTCGCTCTGCTTATGATGCCAAGGAGGTTTCTGTCAACTTTAACCGACACGGTTCGGGTAATGCCATCTATTCGTTCAAGAACGGAGAGATGAGTAATGGTAAGACTGCAAGAAAGAATGTCTATGGTTTCTGGGCTTCTTGGTTTAGAAACTCGTCAATGTTCTTCAATGCAGGAGTGCAGAGTACCAACCTCCTGATTAAGAACTTCAAGAACAACAAGGCAGGAACGATAGGCTATATCATGGCCGGTCCTATGATGAGTGGTATGGCTATGGCTCTTATCAACAATATGCTTATCGCCAGTGAGGATGAAAAGGACAGAAAGGGAGTGAAGGACCCATACGGAGAGCTGCCTGACTATATCAGAAGAAACAATCTCTGTATCTACGTAGGAGGTGGCGAGTTCATTACTATTCCGCTTGCTATTGAGGAAAGGGCTTTCTATGGTCTGGGTGACTTGGCGGCTGGTCTTACTTTCTCGAAGAATATCAGCGGGCAGAAGAACCCTGCACTGGATGCTGTAGGCTGTATGTCTCAGCTGGTTCCTGTGGCTGATTATCTTGGAAATGCCTCATTCGGTAAGAACCCCGGAGAGGAAACCATCAAAGCCATTGCTCCATCTGCAACTTCTCCTATCTTTGAATGGTTCTTTAACTCAGACTGGAAGGGCGCTCCTATCCATAGAGAGAATAAGTTTGACGAGAACCAGCCATCTTGGATGCTGGCCTACAAGGGTACACCAGAATGGCTCATCAACATCAACAAGAAAGCAAACGCATGGTCGAACGATGTAGCTCCTGGAAATGAGAACATGAAGGGAAACGATTTCCTTGATGCTGCGACAGATCCATCTTTGCTGCAGCACTTATATAGTAGTTATCTTGGAGGTGCAGCCACCTTTATGGAAAGAGTCGGAGGACTTGTTAAGAAAGGTAAGGACACAGAAACAAAGGATATTCCTTTTGTTCGCTCCCTGTTCTATACGCCAAGCGAGCAGACAAGCCTTCAAAGAACAAAGAGCAAGTGGTACAACTACTTGGATGAGACTGAAAAGATGATAGCGAATGCTAAACGCTTGAAGTCAAAGAAAGTTCCTTTGGATGAGCTGGTTAAGAATTATGGCGACTACTACAAGTTTAAGCAATCAAAGGGAGCTGAGAAGATGAATGTTATCGAAAAGGCTACCAAGGAAATGAAGAAGTGGAAGGAACTACGCAACAAGTCGAACGATGCAGAGAGTATCAACTTTGCCAATCAGAATATTGATTATATTATGATGAGGGCAGTGAATGAACTCGACAAGTTGAACTAAAATAAGAAAGGAGTGGGCTTAATGCTCACTCCTTATTTTTCTCCTTTAGTTAATTTGATGGCATCTGACTCATAGAAACATCTATAACAGAAGCAATCAACGTAAGGCGTATATGTATAGTAGTGTACTTCGTTTACACTATATCCTTTTTTGATTAAAGGGCATGAGCTATTCGAATGAATGGTTTGCTTGTGATTAGGAAAATCCCTTTCTATGAAAACGTAATTGCCTAACTTAGTTGGCATAAAATAATATACAACAACAAGTACCATTCCAAAAAATAGCAAGGCTAACAAACGTACATGCTGTCTTCTTATTTTCGGAGCGAAGTGCATATCATACATTTCTTTTTTAGGAACTATTGCACCACTTGTTTTACCTACTGTACATACACGATACAATGATAGGCAGGATAAAATAAACAGGACCGCGAATATAATAACCGAAATAATTGTTTCCATATGCTATAAGTTTTATTTTTATGCAAAGGTAGCGAAAATAATGATAGGTTGTACCATATTTGGGGTGATTTCTTTGTAGTTTAGACTTTTACTAAATAAATGAGCATGAAATGGCTCAATTTAAAATACTGATTAACAGTGGATTATAGGGAGAAAATTTTATTTTGAGCATAGTTAGGAACGGGATGAAGTTCTTTGTAACTTTGCAACAAGTTCAATAGTGAACGAAACGATTAATCTATCATTTATTATGTCAGAATCAAAAACTTATGTATTCGGGGAGAATGGAACCAGCCAAGGTGGCGGTTTGAATAGCATTCTTGCTATGCTCCCAGCACTCATGCAGAGGCAGGGTGTAGATCCAAGTTTGATTGCTCTCTGTAACGGAAAGGGCAATGGTGGCGGATGGGGCAATGATTTGTTTGCCATCTTGCTTCTCTTCATCATCATGGGTAGAGGTAACTTCTTCGGTGGTTCCAACTGTGGTGGCTTCATGCCTAACGGACAGGGTGGTGTTGCTCCTATGATTAACAACGACGCCAATACGGCTGTTATCATGCAGGCAGTTCAGCGCAATGGCTACGATGTTCAGTCGCTCGCTACTGCTCTCAACACTACTACCGGTAACGTTATCGCTGCCATCAATGGTGTAAGCAAGGAGATTTGCGGTGTCGGCAACCAGATGGGTATGACAGCTAATCAGGTATTGACCGCCATCATGCAGGGTAACAACGCAATCGCTACCCAGTTGGCAGAATGCTGCTGCAAGACCAACAACAGCATTACCGCTATGGATGGTAATATCAAGTTGGCTATGTGCCAGCAGACTGGTACTTTACAGAATGCCATCAACAACGTGGCTGTAGGTCAGGAGCGTGCAGCTTCCTCTCTCGCTTATGCTACTCAGCAGCAGACTTGCGACTTGCATAATGCTATCAAGGAAAGTACACAGACTATCGTTGATGGTCAGAAGCAAGCCGAGTTCAGAGAAATGCAGAACAAGATTGATGCACTCCGTGAGGAGAACAGCACATTCAAGTCTTCTGCTATGACTTCTCAGATTATCGGTCAATCACTTGCGCCTGTAAATGCTGCTTTGGCTGGTTTGCAGAGTGAAGTCAACGCAATCAAATGCGCCCAGCCGAATACGGTGACTGTACCATATCAGCCATTCCAGGCCATTCCTAACTGCGTGGCTTATCAGTATGGTTTGAATGCTGCCAACAATGCAGGATTCTGGGGTTAAAGAAAGGAGGCCGCTATGTTATGGTTAAGACCTTATACATGGGTGAATCGTAACGGTTCGGCAGCTATCGCTTCTACGGGCGTGAAGGTGAATACTGCCGATGTGGTGTTCACCTTCAAGAACCACGCCTTCGTGAATGCCAACTACAGAGGAACGATTTTCGTAAATCTGAAGCAGGCTATTCCGACAGGAACGACAGGTACGCTGCCTATCCTTTTCGAGACCAACGGCGCAACCCAAGCCGTAACCAAGTTCAATGGTGAAGCTTTGACGGTTGCAGACGTGCCGGGAACTGGAGTGGTTCAGCTCTGGTTTGAGAGAGACACTAACACCCTTCAGCTGATGACGGGTATTGTTTAACAAACAGAATAGATAATAGGAGATTACATTATGTTTCAAGGTTTAAGAACAAATTCTTTATTCTATGTGCTCGACAAGGGCGAGAACCCGAATTTGCAGATTGGTCAGGTGGTTTCAGTAAGCAACCCTCAGACGAAATATCCCGCCTTTAACAACGGCTTTACTCCTCAACCTATGGAGACTGTGGTGGACGTGAAGGTGAAGCTGAATGATGAGGAGGTGGATTTCAAGCAACTGCCAGCAAACGGACAGATAGCCAACGACAAGAACCTTGTAGTTAGCGACAACAAGGAAGCCATGAGCGCAGAGGTTGATGCAATGCTGAGACAGTCGAAGGCGATACTGGAGAGCGTAGATTACCACGAGAGAGTCGTTAAATCTTGTGAGGGAATGCTACAGCAACTCAACCCCCAGATAGCCAAGGAGAAGGAACAGACCGAGAAAATCAACAAACTGGAAGGTAAGGTTTCAGGCATTGAGGGCAAGATTGACAAGATGATGGGATGGCTTCAGCAGACCATGAGCAAGTAATCTCCTACCTATTCATTTAAAATCTTATGATTATGGTAATGATTGAGATTAAAGAGGACAAGTTTGATGGCTTGTACGAAAACGTAGAGAAAGGCTTGCGTTACTTCGATAAGGCTATGAATTGCCTGAGCGAAATGAAACGTGACAGCCGTGGCAGATACGGAGAAAGAAGCCGTATGCCGGACTACAGAGGTCGTGGTAGAAGTGGCATGCGTGAATACGACGACTACGATGAAGAAATGCGTGACGGTCGTGAGCGCAGAGAGAAACGTGACTACCAAGACTGGGAGGAATAATAATAACTAACTATGTGGGTTTGGTCACGACATAAATGTCGGAGCCAGACCCATTTAAATTTTAGACGATTATGGCTACAAAATATAGAGAATCGCTTGATGCGTATGATTACAAACCGAAAGAAATGGTTGCATATCTGAGACACAACGGCTGGCACTTCAACAAGAAAATGTGCGAGTGGGCAGTGGCTCAGATGAAAAAGAACGGGAAACGCATTAAGGCAATGAGCAGCGAGAGTGTAGAAGAACTGCTGAGAAAACACGATGTTGAGTTAGAGAACAACATCGGCCATGATGCCTGTTATATTGCCAATATGTGTGTGGCAGACTTCTACGGGAGTTCTATAATGGATGAGAAATCTCTTGCCAAGTTTGTAAAAGACTATGTTGATGATGAAGATCAACAGGATGGTTTTATCTTCAATCGCTTCTATGCTGACTGCGCTCATAATGGGGTAGGTATTCCTTGGGATGAGATATTATGAGGGAACAGGAAATTTACTTAGAGCAGTATGACTGGACTATTCGTGTTTGTTATCATGCCGGCAGGAATGACGCAATGAGAATAAGAAAGCATCTTCGTGAGTTGGGCTGTCATGGCGTACCTCTCGAAGATGCTTGTAATCTTATGCTCAAAGGTGAGCTGAATAAAGGGCTTACCTACTCTAATATAGACAAAAGAAAAAGTGTTGTCGTTATAGGGGAAGCCTCATCGTACCCTGAGTGCATCAATAGTATCGGGCATGAAATGCTTCATGTGGTTCAGCATATAGCAGACTGTTTCCTCCTTGATATGTATGGAGAAGAAGTGTGCTATCTGCATGGGAAGCTGATGCAAGCGAGTATGGATGGGCTAAAATGAAAATACTAATTTTTCGGGATAACCCTTCGTTACATCATAAGCCTCGACATCTTCTATTGAGGTAAGAGCCATCACTTCTGCCTTATGCTGATGTGTTACGTTGTTTGTCTGCTTGGCATAGACTTCCAACTCTTTCAGCATATACAGAGCGTTGTCAATATCCATTGTTTCACACTCTGTATCAAACCAGATGTCAACGGTCTTTTCTCCATCCTCTTTGAGTATGTTGGTGGAGTAAGACAGACTTCTTCGTAAGTCAATATCAAGCCAGCGTTTTTTATCATTGAGAAGAAAAGAGTTGACTGCTGATGATTTGTCATAAGCTGTTATCTCCGCTATCTTGTCAGCCTTTGCTTGTTCGAGCTTCAAGGCATCCATCTTAGCAGAGAATTGTGCAAACGCAGCTCTTACTTCGGCTTCATCAAACGTAGCTTTCGGCAGAGTACATTCGTAGCACTCATAGGTATTCTGCTCACTATTAAACGTAGTACCTATATGATAGACAATAATATTACCTAAGTTATATTTTTGTTTGTATTGACCTTCTGGAATGGAAGTCTTTATAAAATTTATTTTTTGCATAATATCAATTTTTATATAAAGAGGTTAACAAGCGAAAACTGGCAAAACCACGAAGCTGTTCAACTTGTTGATGCTGTTCGCATTACTACTGAAGAGCCAAGCGTGCGTAGCATTGCTCTGCGTAGAAGTCCACCTGTATTTTTTCATTACGAAGTTGTAGTAGTCTGTCGCAACCGTCTCACCATACAAGGTTTCCAGCACCTGTTTGATGATACCGATATTGGCTACGTGTTCGTATTCCTGACCAACCGACATGACAAATCCATGCAAATCCTCACCGCCAAGGTTGAATATCTGACCATAGGCATAATCAAAGGCTTGCACAGACAAGCTACGCTCCTGAGCCTCCTGCCTGATAAGAAATGAGGATGATTCTCCGTTATAGTAATTTGCATCATTCACGTTATTTCCGTTCAGAGCAATAGAATCGAACTGCAAGCTCTGCGTACACCAAGACGTACTTATCTGTTTGGACACATTCTTAATATCGCTTGTGCGAATGCAGAAAGTACCATGATTGATAGAAAGCGAAGCGTCTGCCACCTTGATAGCCACTGCATCATCAGCGTTTTTGCCTGCTGCCACCCAGTCTTCGATGTAATATTCGTTTTTATTTGCATCAACGACAAAGATACCAGCCTTGAACTGGTAGAATCTGTAGTCGATAAGTCTCTGAGGAACATTTGCCGTATAGGTTCTCGAGTTCTTGTTGAAGCTGACATTGTAGCCATCTTGGTCGTTAATGACAACTGTGTACTCCTTCTTGTATGGAACGAACACTGTCACCTGACCTTTTTCATCTGTCTGATAGGTAGTGGCCTTCTTGTCAACCGTCACAATAACAGGAATACCCTCCCATGCTGTACCCACGTTCTCAACATACTTTGTAGCCGTGATAATCACCTTCTCCATACTGTCCTCATCGTAAGGCAGATATTCCACATTGATATTGCGGCTACCCAGCACGGCAGTGTAACCTTGAGGAGTGATAGGCTGCGCATTGCCGTATTCGGGGAACACAACCTGATAGTAGTTACCTCGGGCAACAGTGAATGTAACTTTACCCTCTGCGTTGGTAGTATAAGTCTGTGGTGTTTTGCCGTTGTTCAAGAATACGTTAATCTTGATACCAGTTACCTTAATAGAATCAATAGAAGATGCGATAGTAACAGTCACCTCCTCATCGGTATTGATAACATCTACTGACTTCGTTTCTCCGTTGCGGTTTGTCACAGAGATGGTAGAGCCTTGCATGGTTACATTACAGGTCTCTGCGCCTGTCGTTGCAGTCTCTGCTGCTTTGATGGCTTTGTTTGTGTTATCGGCAGCGGTATTTGCAGCGTTGATGGATGCAGTAAGGGCATTGAGGTCTATATCGTCAAGTTTGCCTTTGTCGGAAGCAGACATGAAGCCAGCACGTCCAGGAGTTTGAAAAGGTTTGTCTCTTTCGTCACTTGACTCGGAATTAGAACGTGATGCGTCTATTGGTGCCATGGCTTCAGGGACATCAAGATATTTGTGTGAACCATCGGCAAACCCAATTCTGATAGCTGTTTTAAATGGTGCGTCATCATCGCCATTCCATGCACTATCCCAACTTGGATCGTAAAATTCCAACTTAACCACAGCACATTTCTTCTTGACATACTCTTGAAGGTCGAAGGTGGGAACAAAGTCACCAAGTTTCTCCCATTTTGTTGCATCAAAGTTACCTGCATCTGTCAGGTCGCCTGTGTAGATGTATTCTACATATTTGTTGTTATCGCCATCCTTGTTGCCCTTGAGGATATAGATATGCTTTTTGATATTGCGAATATCAGTAGGGAGTTCTGTTACAACCTCAAAGAAGGTAGTGTCAAGGTTGCCCAACTGAGAGAGAGGGACATTACCGCCAGCATCAAGCGAGGCAATACCATTAGCTTTGCCTTTTGTGTTTGTAATTCCTTCCGCTGCTGCGTTTATCTTATCTCTGATACCAGAAAGAACCAATGCAAGTCCCTCTGCGTCAAGATAACTGTTATATGTTTCGTTACTCATATTTATAGCTATTTAAATTAACCAAATGCTACTAAAAAACACTGTTGAATTTCACCGCTATTCAAAGGCTTGGCTACTCCTCCATTGTTATTAAGGAGACCAAGCTTTGAACGGTCGTGGGTTTTGAAGCCTGCTGCCTCTACATTACCATAGAAAGAAGTGTCTCTCCAAATAGTTACCCATTGGGGAACAGATACACCTTGATCTTCGTCGTCATTAGCACCTATTGTAACTTCAGCATTTCTTAGATTAATAAAAACAGGAGAACTACTATTAGACTCAATACTATTGACTCTATCTATGCTATTACCACCCATATCAAGAGTATTCTTCATGCTGTTGCCTCCATCCAGCCTGAGATACTCATCTTTGAGTTTGTCCCAAACAGCCTGAGCAATCTTTTCGATAGTAATGGCATTGTTCTCAATTTCATTAGAGCCAACAGCACCATCCTGGATATTGACTCTTTCTACAGCTCCATTTCCAAGGATGCTTGAAGTAACTGCATGTTCTGCTAATTTACTCTCTGTGACTGCTTCATCATGGAGCTTTTCGGTTGTTACGGAATCGTTCGCTATCTCGTCAGTGCCAACAGCACCATCCTGGATATTGACTCTTTCTACAGCTCCATTTCCAAGGATGCTTGAAGTAACTGCATGTTCTGCTAATTTACTCTCTGTGACTGCTTCATCATGGAGCTTTTCGGTTGTTACGGAATCGTTCGCTATCTCGTCAGTGCCAACAGCACCATCCTGGATATTGACTCTTTCTACAGCTCCATTTCCAAGGATGCTTGAAGTAACTGCATGTTCTGCTAATTTACTCTCTGTGACTGCTTCATCATGGAGCTTTTCGGTTGTTACGGAATCGTTCGCTATCTCGTCAGTGCCAACAGCGCCGTCCTGGATATTATCTCTCAGAACCGCACCTGTTCCAAGTTTTTCGGAAGTAACAGCTTCGTCCGCTAACTTTTCGGTTGTTACAGATCTGTCCTCGTAATCTTCCGTTTTCATTTGAGGAACTTTCGTTCCTAACCTAATATCTTCTCTAAATGTAGGCATAACAAATTTCTTTTGGTTGAGTTGATGTAAATATCTTAATTTTGAATTGAGAGGATGGTATGCGGATTCTGAAACAGAAAGATTTATTATCCTTGTGTCTCTTTATCGGAACTCGATACCATTTATCATCACCGCAATTTTGCCTGATAACAACCTTTCCCGGGTTAACAAGATTGATTGTTAAGTACACATTGTGATGCACGCTTAGTTCTTCGGAAACCCAAGCATTTTCTTCGTTGCTATATGAAGTAGCTACCTTTTCCATCTTATTTAGTTTGGTTAGCACCCAGTTGCTGAAGAGCAATAGAATACATTTGATTAGCCTTAGAATCATCATAGGCAGAAAGAAGTAAGAAGGCAAGATAGTAGATGAAGGCACCACGGAAGTTGTCGGAGATTTCGACAGAATCGTCCTCCTCGCCACTGCCATTTGTTACGTTTGTAGGCACGCCTACATAAGATACGGAAATCGTTCCATCGGAAGGCATAGGCTGCACCAAGACCTGCAGTGGCTTGACGCGCATGATGGCAGCTTGTGGCCGGTCGACGGTTCCCTTGGAAGTGTCATCAAACATCATCAGTGCCTCGTCAGAAGTGTCCTCTACTGGAATGACAGCCTTGTGCCACCCTTTGCCACGTACACGATTGATATTGAACACAGAGACAGACGAAGGCATTGTGATAACGCCAATATCCTCGTGCCCATCAAAGGAAGTTACCGTCATAGTAGCGGTTGTAGATGCCACATCGGAAGAAGCATTCTTCTGTGTAGAAGAAGATGAGGAAAGCACCGAAGAAGCGGAAGCAGTAATAGCAATCCAATGTAATGCGTCCGGAATCTTGGCGCGGATGATATTCTCCATGTACACGTCATCTTTATCGTCTGCGATATAAGATGTACCAGAAGTTTCCTCGTCAATACACCATCGGACCTGCTTTATGATTTCATCTACTTTCATTATACCTTATTTATATATAGCGGATTATGGCTCGAAGTCGGGGAAGATAATGTTGTACTTTGACGCCTGTTTCATGGCATTAGCCAAAGTGCGGTAATCTTTATCAAAGCGCTTGTTGACATACTCGATAACGTCTGCAGTAGAAACAACACCCATCACCCGTTCCTTCTCAGGCTCAGCCTCATCGGTGTCTTTTGCGGAAGTCTCCGCTTTTTCAGGAACGGCATCGTGCGCCTGCCCAGCTTCTTGCTTCTCCTTATCAAGAGCAGCCTGCTCGCCCGGGTATTCCTCCTCGGCGTGCTCGAGAATGATGGTGTTGTTAAGAAAAAGAGGGTTGGACTCCAGGAGATCCTGGCAGTATCTGTTGCGAAGTGTCAGTGACGGATACTTGTTGATAACCACATTGCCGTTAGTGAAGTTGTATCGTACCTTGTTGCCCTGCTTTCCTTCAAGCAGATAACTTACATTATTATTGCTGACTCTCGCCTTGTATGTTTTAATCATATTTCTTTAGAATTTAAAAAGGGGGCGAGGCTTACCGCACCCGCCCCCAGAATGAGTAAATATATGTTGGTTGAAATGAAAAAGAGCTCACGTTACGCAGCTACGTCCTGACCTGCGTATACAGACCAAGCTGAACCATCGTAGTAATAGACAGTACCAGCCTCGTAGGTTGTCTCACCATTGACATAGTCCTTAGTAAGAGCCACCTTCATACCCTTTGAAGGAGTAGCAGGAAGCTTAGCAGCAGAGATGATTGCACCCAAAGACTCGGTAGCAATCTTGTTGATCTTGCTTGCAGGGCCGACAAGGATAGAGTTGTAACCACGGAGAGCAACAGAGTCTGCCTCTTGGTGAATCCATCGCTTTGCGTCACGGACCTCGCCGCCACCCTTGGACATATCGTTGGTCTGCTCGCGCTTACCAATCTTGACGTAACGACGTGAAGCCTTAGGGTCGAAGATGACCATGAAGTCAGACATGCCCATAAGGTCGAGTGTCTGAGCCCAGATAAAGTCGAGAGATCCGAATGTGTCCTTGAATCGCTTGAACGACAAATCGAACTCATTGTGGTTGATGAAGTCGTTCTGATGGCTGCCCTCAAGCTTGATATTCTCAAGTCTCTCGATGGCATTCTTGCCGCAGAAAGCAAAGCAGCGGTCGTTCTCAGAGAACTCTGTGAACTGCAACTTTGAGATAGCAATCAGGTCGGAGAGAGTGTATTCGTCACCAATGGCGTAAGTGTTGGTAAGCTGATTGATGATGCCCTCAGAGGTGTATACATCTTCAATCTGGCCATCGCCAGTCTCAGCCTTGAAACGAGACTTAATGCCCATCAGGTACGTGCGCTCAGCACGGAGATTATACTTGATGATAGCATCGGTCTTGAGGTCTGCCACCGTGATAGGCTGCTCCTTCTTTACCTTTTCGTAGTCGTCAGTAAAGACGATGTTGAGCAACTTCTTCTGTACATAGACAGACTTCTCGCGAGGCTGGAAGTTCTCTGGGGTAATGGTAAGCTGAGACTCGGAAGCCGCAGAAGAAGCAGCGAGCAGAGTAGTGCCTACCGGGATTTCAGGACAAGTCATGTTATCGAGGTTTTCGCGCGTATCGCCCTCGTTCTTAGGAATACCATTAACGGCCTGCATGACAGCCTTCTTGCCGTTAGCCTCAATGACGTAGAGCATGAGTGTGCCCTCGGTCTTAGTCTTAGAACCCTCCTTGTAACCAGGGACACCCGACACGATGACAGTGGTACCCTTGTAGAAAGGACGGATAGAGCCAGAGAAGTTGGTAGAGTTGATTTCTACTGTATCGCCAGCTACAATCTTCTGAGTAACCTGACCATCAAGAGTCTCGCCACCCACACGCTTGTGAGATACAGACCAGTTCTTGATATTGACGGTCTTTGCCATCCGGCGAACGATAGAGAGGATAGGAGTCTTGAAAGGATAGAACTTGACGATCTCGGAGTCCCACTCCTTGTCGAGCAGACCACCCTCGCGAAGCTGAGTGGATGAAGCCTGAGATCCTGTGAGGTCCTGTCCATCCTTCTTACCGCCCGGACTCAATCGGTCGTTAGTATCAGGATTGACTGGCTCTTTCGCCTCAACCGTTTCCTTAGATGCGGGTTCAACGCCCTCGTTGCCAATCTGTGGCTCAACATTGTCGGCCAAAGCGAGAACGCCACCACCCGTTGCAACTGCGAGTAACATCAGCACCATCTTTAAGACGGACTGAAAGGAAAAATAATTCATTACTTTCTTCATTGTTATATACTATTAAAAATGTTATTTGTTAATTGCTTCTGATGCCATCGAAGAAACTCTCTCGCTTTATGGACTTAGCAGGCTCGTTTCCGCTTCCGGAATTGGCAAGAGAAGGAGGCATACCTCCCTCTGTCTTAGAGGAGCGCACCTTGTTCTGGATCTTCTCGTTACGAGCCTGCATGGCAGCTTCCTCGCGAGCCGAAGAAATGTCAGCATCGTAGCTGTATGCGTTCTTAAAGAGCTTCCATGTTTCGGCAGAGATATTGCCATCTTCGGCGTCCTGTATAACGCCAAACACTTTGCCCCAAAGGTCGTTAGTCTCCTCGTCAGAGAGGCCTAAACCCTGTAACGTTTCGTAAGACTTTCGGAGATTGTCATCGAGCAGCTGCGAGTGCTTCTCCTGTTCGGCAACCTTCTCCTGAAACTTGGTAATCTGAGTAGCCACCTTCTTTCCAAGCTCCTCATCTTCGAGTGCCGCCTTGATGTCGATACCCTGCGAAGCCATCCATTCGAAAGGATGCATATTCTTCCGTGTAGAGTCGAGCACCATAGCCGCCAGCCACTTGTTGCTGTCGAGCATCTTTGAGAGAGCCTTTCCGCTGTCCTCGTACTTGGAGAGCATATCGGCATCGTCGTTCATGGCGCCATAGCGAGCCTCCTTGTCCTCGAAGTCGATGTCGGAATGACGCTTAGAGAAACGTTTAGAGAAGGCCGTGCGGTTAGGGCGCTCGTCCTCAGCAGGAGCATCGTGTTCCGTGTCGGCAGAAGTGGCTTTTGCCGCCTCTTCAGCTTCCATCATTTTAGCTTGTTCTTCCTTTGTCATTTTAAAAAATAATTATGTAAATAATATTTCTGCAAATATCACGAAAAAACAGGCTTGGTTTTCCGTTAGTAACCAAGGGTAATCGTACAGGGGGAACAATGGGCAAAGAGAGGATATACATTTCTTATTTTTGCGCTAAAACAACAAGAATCTGTATATAAAAATGACAAAAGCAAGGATATTGACTCTTAGCAGGGTAATGCCTGGAAAGAAACTGTACAGTTCGGTAATCAACCGGGCATCGAGGCAAGCGCATGGTAACGACATGGAGCTATTGCAGCGATGCAGGAGCGCATGGAACAGCCTGAGTGGGGTAAGAGAGACGAGGGCGAGAACCATGAGATACTGCATGGGAGACCAATGGGGAGATACCATCAAGGTGTGGAATCACGGCTCCTACGTCTACATGACTGAACGGGAGTATATGGAGCGAAAGAACACTACTCCGATGAGCAATAACGTGATGGCGAGCATACTGGAGTCTATAGGCGGCCTCTATGCCAAGCAAGGGACGGAACCCGTATGCTTTGCAAGGGACAACGACTCAAGAGCTATCAACGACATGATGAGCGCGACCCTGCAATGCAACTGGCAGTCAACGTATATGCAAGACCTGTTGAATCACGCCATCAAGGACTATGTGATAGGCGGTCAAATGTACGCAAGAGAAGGGTGGGAGTCGAAGCAGCTCGAACTTCCTGATGCGTGGACGGAGCTTATGGAGCCTGACTTTATGTTTTTCGAGTGCGGCAGCGACCCGAGACATGAGGACATCAGCCTGATAGGTTGCCTGCATGACGTGAGCAGAGAAGATTTGTACCAGAAATTTGCGCGACCGGAGTTTGGACTGACGATAGATGACCTTGACAGCATCTTTTCCATACAAGACGTGAGCGATGACGGAGTGGGGTATGAGTTCAACGAGGAGAAGAACCTTGGCAACATAAGCTTTGACCACACCAATAAGTCGAACCACTACGTGAGAGTGATAGAGGTATGGACTACCGAGACCAAGATGCGCCTACAATGCTTTGACCCTATAGCCACGAACGCCAACAACTCGTACTTCAAGGTGGATATGGACGATACGGCCATGATAGAGAAGCTGAGATCGGACAATATTAAGCGCAAGAAGATGTATGACGATAGGGGTGTGCCAGAAGACGAGAGAGCCTATATCGTATCGGAAGAAGTAGCTGACAAATACTGGTACTACACCTATATGGCACCAGACGGAACCGTGCTGTGCAAGGGGGAAACCCCATACGACTATAAGAGTCATCCGTTTACAATCAAGCTATTCCCGTATCTCAACGGCAAGATACACCCATTCTTGGCGAACGTGATAGACCAGCAGAGATACATCAACCGCCTGATAGTAATGAACGACATGGCGATAAGAAGCAGCTCGAAGGGTGTGTGGATGATACCAACCACCGTGCTTGGCGGAAAGAGCCCGGCAGAGTTTGCCGAAGAAATAGTGGAGTATGACGGGCTGTGTTTCTATACACCAAGGCCCAATATGCCACAAGTGAAGCCAGACATTATCACCTCGAATGCGGTGAATATTGGCACCAACGAGTTGCTGCAGATAGAGCTGAACCTGATACATGAAGTGTCGAACGTGAGCGGAGCGCTGCAAGGCAAAACGCCATCGGCAGGAACATCTGCATCGAGATATGCTCAGGAAACACAGAACGCCACCACCTCGCTGTACTCAATTCTATCGGATATGGACGTGTTCGCAGAGAAGCTCGCCACCAAGAAGTGCATGACCATACAGCAGTACTACGAGAACGGCAGAAAGATACTGAACAAAGACAACAACAGCACCATATTCTACGACCGATATACGGCAAGAGACGTACACTTCAAGACAAGCATCAAGAATGCAGCCGCCTCTACCACATATCAGTCTCAGATAAACGACAGACTTGACCAGTTGCTGCAAATGGGTGCTATCAACGTGGTGCAGTATCTGCAGAACATCAATGCTCCATTTGCAGACAAGCTGCTTGCAAGTGTTCAGGAGCAGCAGGCACAGCTTGAACAGATGTATCAGCAGCAACAGCAATTAGCAATAGCACAAGGCGGTGGACAGATAGAGAACGGAGTGGTGCAGGGAGCCAACCAGGAAACGGTGAACCAAGCACAAGAGTATTTACAATCAGCATAAAGCGATATGGCAGAAGAGACAAAATTGATAACCATCAGCATGGATTCCATCGAAAGCGATGTGATGAAGCAGGTTTCTGTTATCGCAAAGAGGCAGAAAGACAAGGCAGGCGATTCTCTGTTTGGAAACACGACTTTATCGGCAGTAGAGAAAGTTGTGATAAGGCAATACATAGAATCTGCAGTTCGCAGTTTTGCGGGCGAACTGGCACCAGTCGTAAAAACATATATTGACTCTTCTCTTCCTGCATCAGTCACTTTCAATGTTATCAGACTAAACGAAGGACACAAGAATGCCTTTGAAAGCTGTTTTATGGGATATGTGAGAGCATATACAACCTATATGGTGTTGACTTTGAGCGGTACAGAGCAAGCCAAAGTGTATTCGGACGAAGCAAATATGCTTCTGAAAGATGCGATAAAACTTGTGTTCGACAAAGAGGCTCCTTCGGCTGGAGCTAAAACGCTGAAAGATATGACAGGCTCCATAGAGAGTGACCCTCAGTTAGAAACCATTAAATAAGGAAATATATGATATTAAAATTTCAGATTATCAAATCGGTAGTAGTTGACGAGGTAAAGAGGGCAACCTACCTAAAGGCCAAGATAGATGGCGCTACAGACGACAGAGCCATCAAGATGAGTTTTAACGAAGCTGCTGGTGACGAAGCGGTTCACGAAAACACTTTAACACACGATTTCCAATCAGCATTGGAGATTACAAAGGTTATACTGGCAGACTATTTGGCTCCAAATGCTCAGACATCAGGCGATAACGTTATCTACTACAACGATAAGGATGACGATATAGTAGAGTTTGTTATTGTCGTATCTCGCAGGTGCAACGGAACACTCTCTGATACTTTGGCAAGATTAGTGGCAAAGTATGTGGAAGACTATATGATATATCAGTGGTGGTTAAAAACTACCAACCTTAAACAGGCTGAACCTTACTTGCAGTCATTGACATTTGACGAGCAGAACATTCGCAGATGCTTTGTGCTGAGCGGTCCGTCCGTTCCAACCATACCATACACCAAGACGCTGACAGCAAAGGTGGATGGAAGCGACAATGGAGGCGGTGTGACTATTGAACTTGGCAATAAGGAAACTACCCTATCCTATTCTATTGACGATAGCGCAATAGACGATATTGAAGCCAGAAGCAGTGACCCCAGCATTCTTGAAGTACAAAGAAGTGTCGAGCCTCATGCTTTCTGTCTCGTGCCTATAAATACAGGTGTGACAACCGTAACCATTTTCTCCCGTCATAGCGACAATCTAAAGAGGGAAGTAGAGATAACCGTAACAAAGGAGGGGTAATATGGAATTCAATACATTACACCCCATGCACCATGACCGGGAAAGGGGATGGGAAGCAACGCCCAACCCCTTTGCACCGAAGCAGCCTATGGCGACCCGCTACCACACAGACAAGCATATCTTTGTGTATGCCAACCAACTTTGGTACGACATAGATGCGACGACAAACCTGCTGGGTAGAAGCCGCAGAAGCATCAACGATGCGCAGGCAGACACCCTGCCGACAAGTGAGAATGACCATGAACGTCCTTTGTTCTACCGATGGTTTGACAAGTACATGAAGAAAGCAGAAGGACTGTTGACCGCCTATCTGATGAAAAAGGAGGGGGTGGTAAGAGACAACGCCATCAAGGAGTGGGACGAACAGGAGATATGGCTAAGGATGCCAGACTACTGGGATGATACAAGGTATGACTCCTTAGTGCAGGCCATACATAACTATATAGCGGCAGGAGCGCTGTATGAATATTTCAAACTGACATTGACGAGCAAGGATCCGCTGACGGCAGACAAGGCAGCAGAGGTAGAAGATGCAGAATTAGACATACTGGACGCATCGAATGCTACGAAACCCGGCAGTGTGCATAAACCCTATAAACCATTTTAGAGAACATGGAGGACTACAGCGATATAAAGACGGTGAGGGAGATAATGGCAGAGAAGCGCGAGAAAGCCAAGCGTATACTGCCCGCCACGAAGAGCGCCCAAAAGGAGTTCTTGAGAGACTTCCTTGCCCGTCATCAAGAGAAGTTTGAGGACTGCATGAACCAGTTGGCCGAGTATGATCCAAAGACATACGCAACCATATACAAAGACCTGATGAAGCACATGATACCCAAGCAGAGCGAGGTGAGTGTGACGCACGGACTGGACGAGGACTTTAAACAGCTGGCAGCGCTGAGTATGACCAAAGTGGGAGAGAATAATGAGATAGACGTGTCGAAGGTGCCCGAGATAAAGGACGCTGACTTTGAGGAACTACAATCATTAGCAGATGGCGATAGTTAAAGAGGCAGAGATAGACGAACTTGTAAAGGAGAACAGACGGAGATATGAAGAAATCTACGGCACGTATGACCCATGGACTGGTGAGAACTGCTATGACTTTGAGCATAGGGAGGTGCTGGAGCTTTCGGATTTCATGATCAAGAAGATGTGGGTTCCGAAGGAGTGTATGCGCACATTGCTGTACAGGCAGCTGAGGCAGTTGGGAAGCCTGAGAGAATTCATTGTCCGTGTGTGGAGGCGAGACTATGATGAAGGCAGCAGATATACCAAGCAGCTCATCATGATACTGACCTTTGAGATTATGAAGGTGAGGTTTCGTGAGGACCCAGAGTTCGCTCTATACGCCACAGACAAGATAGAGGACAAGATAACGGGAAACATGGTGCCCTTCAAGTTGAACTATCCACAGCGAAAGCTGCTGAAAATATTCGAAGATTTGCGCACCAGTGGAGCAGCCATCAGGGTGGTAATTCTGAAAGCAAGACAATGGGGCGGTTCGACCCTGACGCAGCTATACATCAAGTGGATACAAGACTACAGGAGGGACGGATGGAATGCTATCGTGCTGGCTCAACAGAAGAATACGGCCAAGAAAATCAAGGCTATGTACAGAAAGGCTTTGGAGAACCAGCCTGGATGGACTGTGGGTTGTCCCGGTGCAAAACTGCAATTCTCGCCCTACGAGAACTCTCCCGATGACTTTCAGGTGACGGACGGAATGAGGGCTATCAGAAGAAGCACGCTGACTGTGGCATCATTCGAGAACTTCGACTCTGTGCGTGGTAGCAACTTCCACTGCGCCCACTACTCGGAGGTGGCATACTGGAAGAAAACGCCTGAGCATGACCCGGAAGGTGTGATTTCTTCTATCTCGGGAGGTATCAGAAACCAAGAGGACAACCTTGAGGTATTCGAGAGTACAGGAAAAGGAAACTCGGGCTTCTTCTACGACAAGTGTCAGCTCGCCATGAACCCCGACAATAATGATGCCTACTCGTTTATATTTATCCCCTGCTACTTCATAGAGCACGATATGGAGGAGGTAAAAGATGAGCGGGCTTTTGCGAGATGGCTGCTGCAGAATAAAGACAGGAGCACCAACCCAAGAGGATACAGAGAGACGGGTAAGTTCTTTTGGCGAATGTGGGAGAAGGGTGCCTGTATGCAAGCCATAGAGTGGTACAGAAACTTCCGCAACAAGTTCACCACGCACTCCTTCTGCGCTACTGAGGCTCCGATAGACGAGGAGGATGCCTTTAGAAACTCAGGTAACCTCGTGTTCAATCCATACAGCATAGACGACCTGCAGAAACGCTACAAGAAAGACCCGATGTACACAGCAGACATCGTGGTAGACGGAAACAAGAACGACAGCACTATACAGAAATCGTCTATCAGTATAAGGAATGATGGGACAGGATGCCTGAAAATATGGGCTGCGCCCAACAAGCTGAAGGTGGAGAACAGATATGTGGTGAGTGTGGATATCGGCGGTAAGTCATCAACATCAGACTACACGGTGATGACAGTGATAGACCGTTTCGGCATGATACCTACGATAAAAGGTAAGCCTGAGGTGGTGGCGAGATGGAGGGGGCACGAGAGGCACGACCGCATAGCATGGATGGCGGCAGCGCTGGCTCACTTCTATGACGATGCGCTACTGGTGATAGAAAGCAATACGGCAGACCGTGAGAAGAACAACAACACAGAGGGCGATCACTTTGGAAGTATCATCAACGAGATAGCCTACTACTATGACAATCTGTATCAGAGAACATCGAGTCCTGAGGATGTGAAGGACAATGTGCTGGCGAAGTACGGATTTCAAACGAACAAGCTAACGAAAGGATGGGTGATAGACAACCTGGAACAGTATGTGGACGATATGCTGTGGAAGGAACCAGACAGAGAGATGTATCACGAATTGAGGATATATGAGCGGCACGACGACGGAAGCCTTGGCAACATTGTAGGTAACGGCAACCATGATGATGTGCTGATGAGTACAGCTATAGGCCTATGGGTGAGCGCCAACGACATGGAGAAACCAAGGTGGGCACCTAAGAAGAGCGACACGCCAAAGGGAGACCGCGTACACTCGATGGCAAAATTCTAAAACGAAAGACTATTATGGAAAGGAATACAGAAAGAAAAGTGCTGAGTTTCGGCAAGGGTATGACCAACGTGCCCAGTGACCTGATGAGTGATGACAACGAGCTGGAGGTCTGTGACGGGTTTATCTACAGAGACGGAGAGCTGAAGCCTGTTCAGAAACCAGTGAAAATCGGCAATACATCATATACAATCATGTATGTGCACAAGATGGCCGATCACAAAAACCTTATCGCAAAGTTGGAGCATACGCAGTCTATCATCTGCTACAAAATGACGGATGACGGGATAGACATGGATAGCGGTCAGACGTTTAGTATCGGAGAACCTTCTGAGATAACGAGTGTGGGCAATACGTTGATATGTGTTACAGAGAACGGCATACATTACCTGTTATTCAAAGGCACGAAGTATGTAGACCTGGGAACAGAACTCCCCAAGCCAAAGGTGGAATTCAGAACGTTTGCCACAAACCTGCTGGAAGGCACCGGCAAGGTATCTGCTCTCGATATAAGAGAGTTCTGTGAAACAAGCAAGAAAACAGCCTACTACGACGACTCTGGAAGCCTGACCAGCGTAACGACCAGTAAAACCTCCACCTACTGGACTTATAAGCCAGTAAACGATGTAAACAAGATAAAAGCATTCCAAACAGCCGTACAGGGTCATGTTGCGTCTGTAATAAAGGAGGTAAAAGAAATAAACAAGTTCTGTTTCCCATTCTTTGTAAGATATGCTCTAAAACTGCACGATGGTTCTTATGCAAGAATCAGCAACCCTATTCTTGTATGTCCGACAATCAACAGAAACTTCAAAATAGCACCATACCGTCTCCGTGGGGAAGTATATGAAGAAGCTGTTAACGGGCAGACGTTAGACTTAGAGAACGTTAATAGTAGTGCAGCTATTTTTTTTATATACTCCATCGGACATAGTGACCTATACTACAAAGCCTCTATAGAGGGTGCTGACAACTGGAAAGACATTGTGAAAGAGATTGTAGTGTTTGCTTCCGATGAAGTAAGGCCTTTTGATATAGATGGAGATTTCGAGTTTAAAGAGCCGTTAGAAATGGATGGCTACTGCTATATGAACCAAGTTTCTGGCAAACGGGAAGGTTTAGGCGGTGGAATAGATTTCACTGTTGACTTCAATCATAGTTACGAGTTTACCTATGATAAATACAAGGCACGTTCGGTTATCATGCCAAAGCATGTAAAGTCGGACAGGGAGATTATAGATGAGTTGATGAGCAAGACGCAGTTTTACAAACTCTTTGCGATAAAGACAGATGAGGCGAATGGTAAACTTGAATATGCTCCTATAGCCAAACATGTGGTAGAAACGCTGACGGAGCAAGAGCAGCTAAAGACGGATGATTATTACGGATGGGCAACTATGGTGGCGAAGAAAGTGTACCCATACAATAACCGTCTGAATATGACAGGTGTGAAGAGAAAACCATTCAGCGGTTTCAGCGACTTTATACCTATCACAACAGGAGAGCAACCTGGAATGTCGGGCGTTATCCAGCCTTCCCATGATGCGCAGGAATACGAAATATACACACATATAGTAGCTAACAGCATGGACGCATGGGTGAAAGCAGACGGGTATTACACGGCCTTGCCTGAGATGATAAGCAGCTGGATATACTACCCAGACCCTAATGCAACAGAAATGCTGATTATAGACAAGGACACTGGGAGCGCAGCCCACATAAAACTGAAAGTACACCCAAGGCTGAACGGAGCATACTGCTTTGACAAACTGCCATTCCCGAGAATCGAGTATGATGGATTTGAGGATAGTAATGCAAGACCTGAAGTAGATCCGAATGCCCACGAGACGCTGGACTCAAATATCTACACTTCTGTGGTGAACAACCCATTCCTATTTGAAGCGAGTGGAGATAACACCGTAGGAACGGGAAGCATACTTGGGATCATAGCGAACACAGAGGCTATCAGTCAGGGCCAGTTCGGTCAATATCCACTGATGGTATTCACATCAGAAGGTATATACGCCATGAACGTGACGAACGAAGGTATGTATGGCAGCATACACCCCATATCGAGAGAAGTATGCCTTGAGAACTCTCCACTTGTGCCTACTGACAAACTGGTGTACTTTGCTTCGGAGAAGGGGTTGATGGCAGCGAGCGGAGCAGAAGTTGCTTGTATGAGTGAACAGCTAAAAGGTAGGTCAAGCATGCAGGATGGCGGATTTGCTAACTATCTAAAGGACTGCCTTATAGCCTACGACTACAGAGACTCACTCCTAAGGATATACAGCAAGGTGTACCCCTGGCAGTATATCTACAATATGGTGGACAAGACTTTTTCGGTAGTGGAGAACGGAGTGAAGGCAAAGGCGATGGCGAACGACTACCCAGACAATCTGATACAAGATACGGACGGAAACGTCTATTCGCTTACGACCAAGCCAGACATCGTTCATGACGATAATACTTACAGCGGAACCGTTACGACAAGAGCCCTGAAACTGGGAGGAAGCATTATGCAGAAATCGCTGAGGTCCGTCAAACACCTTATGGACACATCGGATAACGGCAAGGTGAAACTGGAAGTATGGGGAAGCAACAATGCCAAACATTGGAGGAAGCTGAACAGTCTTGGCGGTAAGCCTTGGGCATACTTCAAGATAAGATACACGCTTACTGGGTTTCGGGCATCTGACTCGTATGCAGGAACCGTGATAGAGGTACAGAAGCGGAGAGAAGACAAATAAGACAAAAGAACAGAGGCGGCTACTCATCACGAGCAACCGCCTATTTTGATAGTGAAATCAAATTACTTCAAAAGTATGGAATGTGTGAATATTTAGTAACAATACGTCCGATGATAAAACCAATCATGTATGCCCATAGGTGAAGTATGCCGTTGACTCCAGGCATGAGCATCGTGAGAACGATGAAAGGCATAACCACGCAACAGGAGTCCCAAAATCTGCCAGTCTTACCCCACATTATGCCTATGGCAGCGAAGATAACTCCCGAGAGCCCGACAGTGGGCTGAGACACATACGTCGGCAAGAAACTCGCCAAAACCGCAGCGAAGAGGCTTGCGCAAAGACATATACGATTGCGCAGCGACCACAGGACAACGAGGTTGGCTGCAAGATGAAAAATGTTGGCGTGACAAAACGAATATGTAAGATGAGAGACGAAGCTACTTCCGGGGAAGAAGCCTGCATTATCTGGACGGGCGATGAAAACCGCCAGACTTACGCAAGTGAGCAAGGTCTTTATCAGAAAGTTTGTCTTTGCCGAAGATTTCTTTGTGATGATAATATTCTCCATATTTCTTTCCGCAACTAATAGCCTTTCGCACTGTTTCTATGCTTGCATAGAACTCTGGCGCAGGCTGAGATACCAAGAAGGGAGTGATGAACCACAGTGACTTGCCGATGAACTCCTTCTGCTGAGACAGCTTGTCGAGTCTGCGGAACAGTTCGTAGTACATACGTTGCTCTCTTGGGCTCTTGGCATCGACCACAGTAAAATCGCCACGTACCATATAGCGCAGGACATTGTAAGCCGTTTTGGGGCTGACATAGAACCGAGGAGCATCATGACGAGCCGTCTTGATCCACGCCTCCTTCTGAGAATGACAGTTGGTGTAGACTTGCCTGTAGGCGCTAAGTAAATCGCGCCTCATAGCGACTGTAAGGTCAAATCCTCTTCTTGGCATAGGTTATTTTATTATAGTACGCTGCAAAGATATGCATTATTTAGACAAAATCCAAATAATAAGTAGTATATTTATCGTTAAAGATTCTAAAAAGATGTTATTTAAGTAACGTATTGTTATAAAAATATCTATATTTGCAGTAAATTGTAATGTAAAAGGCGAATTTGGTGTACAATTAGCTCAAACTAACCAAAAATAAATAAAAAACTGAAAGTTATGAAAACAGAACAAGAAGAAAGTCCGCTTTCGGAAGAAGAGCGGCGTGCGATACGTTCGCGATTGCTTGACAGAGGCATATTCAAGCTGTATGAGATTGGGGTGAAGTGGATGCCCATCCCGCTAATGCTCGGTCACTGGTACGGAGTTTGGGACTATTCGAGATATTCGCGTCCCATTATCCTTGACACAGATATGAACGGCAACTGCGTGATATGGCTGTATATACTGGCTTATGTCTATATGCCGCTTGCCATGCTGCCAGCGAGTTATTTCTATAAATACTGCTGGATGTTCAGAATACCCTTCCTCTATTTTTTCGGTATTAATGCTATCAGAATATACTACAAAAGCTGGATGATACGCCCGGAACAGATAGAGGCGCATCATATATTTATTATATTCACAATTATACTTTACGTTTATGGATTCATTAAACTTACTTTTGAGCGAGGTACGAAATGCGCTTAGAATGTTGGAAGAAGGAGAGTGTGGTATGAGTAAGGAGCAGGAGGAGAATGCCTACAGAGCCATACAATACTACAAGAACGGAGTGAGTCATTTTGACGAGTTGACAGCGAGAGGCTGCATCTCACAGATGTACTACTACGACAGTGATACCCACAGGAGATATGCTCCATTTGTGAGCTACGAGGATATAGAAAAGGAGTACAGACGCGTAGGGAAGGACATACCGGACTACAATCTATGGGACTTCGCGGTGACGATGAACCTGATGTATTCGAACCACATAGAGTTGGTGAGAAAATGGACGAAGGACAAAGGCAGTCTGATGGGGAGGATGAGCGAGTTGTCGGTAAGTTTTCTGACGGACGAGGATACTGTCCATCCTACAGATAAGATATTCTGGTACATGATGGGATAGGTAAGACTACTAAGAGAAAAAGGTAAAAGAAAAGCGCATATCTTTGTAGGCAACAAAAATCAAAGATATGACAGAGATAATACATACATTTTTGCAAGAGCATCTATACAGATCGGCGCTGGTGATAGCAATCTGTATGGGTGCTCTTATCGTATCTATGGCCGTAGACCTGTTCTTCGGCATCAAGAAAGCGAGACAGAACGGAGAGGCTACGACCAGCATGGGGCTAAAGAAAACCTGCGACAAGGCAAGAAAGTATTTCTCTCCGTTTATGGTAACGGTGTGCATAGACCTGATAGCCTGCATCGTAATGCCGTTCCCGGTATTCTCGATGATATGGGCAGGGTATTGCGTGTTTTGCGAATTCATGAGTGTGAGAGAAAAATCATGGCAGAAGGCAGAGATACGCAAGCAGGAAAAGACAATCAGCATACTATTGGAGAACAAAGACGACCTGGCAAAGGCTTTTGCTGAGGTGCTAAAGAAACAGCAGGAGGCAGAGAAATGAAGATAACGAGACTGCAGATGTATGAAATCCTGGAAGACTGGGACAGAGTGAGCTACTTTCTGCATTATATCAACGAGTGGTGTGATGTTTTTCATATCAATACACCCCAGAGAATGGCTCACTTCATGGCTCAGGTATGTCATGAGACCAGCGGGCTGAGATGTATGAGAGAACTCGGGAAGCCATCGTACTTCCGAAAATACGAGGAAGGAAGGCTTGGCAAGATGCTCGGTAACAACATGAAGGGTGATGGCGCGAGATATAAGGGCAGAGGGCTGATGCACATTACAGGCAGAGCCAACTACAAGGCTTATCAGGACTCGGGATATTGCAAGGGCGACATCATGGAGAATCCGGAACTGTTGGAAAAGCCTCTCGGTGCTACAAAGAGTGGTGCCTGGTTGTGGTGGAAGCACGGACTGAACGAGTTGGCCGACAAGGACGATGTGGTGGCTGTGACGAAACGCATTAACGGAGGGACCAACGGGCTTGCGAGCAGAAAAAGATGGTTGGCAAAATGTAAAAAGGTGTTGTGCGCATGAAGTGGAATATAGCTATAATGGTATTAGCCGGGTTGACTCTCGGAAGCTGCAAGACGAAGTACGTGAGTGTGCCTGAGATCCATACTGAGTACATAACGAGGGTGGACACGACCGTAAGAAAGGACAGTGTGTATCTGAAAGACTCGGTGTACGTGGAACGAAAAGGCGATACTATGTATATAAACAAGACGGTGTACAGAGACAGATTTCACCACATATATAGGGTAAAGACGGACACTATCGTGAAGCGTGACAGTGTGAACGTAGCTTACCCTGTGGAGAAGGAGATGAGTAGGAGCGAAAGGCTCTTTGTAGCGATGGGGAAGTTTTTTGCCGCATTGGTGATTGCGCTGCTTTTCGTGATTGGCGTGAAGCAGTATAAACGAAATTGATATGGTGAAGATAAGCGAGGAACTGGAGGCTATAGATAACCTGTTGATGGAGTTTCACGACAGGATAAGGTCGGGTAGATGTCTTGTCAACAGAATGCAGTCGGCCTTTCTGTTTGACTATCTCCATCGGCTGGCCAACAAGGATGAGGCTATCAGCTTTGCTGAGGCTTGTAAATATACCAGACTGCCATCTTCTACTTTTAGAAGATATGTGAAGGATGGCAAGTTGCCGGCTGGAAAGAAACGGCTCGGGTTTACCGAAAAAGTGTGGTACCCGAAAGAACTGGACGAATATTTAGATAGGTTAGTGAATAGGTTATAGTTTTATGGGTTTTAGTTATTATGTTTTAAGTTTTTTGAAAAAGCCCCCACTCAGTCGTGATGACCGGGTGGGGGTGTCTTTTATAAATGACCATCACAAACAAAGAAATGAGTATTATCGGGGAGATTTTCAAAGTACGTTTTAATGTCACTTTCTCCCTCAAACTCCCAATTTAAGTTGTGTTCTGGAGTCTCATCTCTGATGTCATAGCATTCATAATATTGCCTCTTTCTAACTATTTTGTCATATAATTCCATATCATCCTTAGTAAACTCACAATCCTCTTGTTCTGGATATAAAGATTCAGGATGATGTGGGAGGTTTCCTAAAAGTTCTTTTTTCGTATATACTGTAAGGTAATCATACGAAAATGCTATTTCGGAAGGTGATTCACATAATAAATCTGGGCAGTCCTCAAAAATGTGGAACATATTCTCTATTGTTCCAACGAATAAAACTCTACAATGTGACATCGCTATTCTTCTTGAAGTTCTACATCATCACCAAGAACATCATTGATTTTCTTTTCGATAAACTCATCAGAAGTACTCTTCTTTATTAGAGCATCAATGTCTGGCAACTCTGCATCAACTTTGTCTTCTTGCATTTTTGAGGTAAGCATACCCATTACTAATTTCGCCCAAGGACTATTAGCTATATCTGCCAATGAATCCTTTTGAAGATCATAGGCTTTCTTCAACTCTCCGTTATCACGGAAATATCTGAGTACTTCCGTCAATGCAGCAACAAAGTTTTTGTCTGCCATCTGTTCACTCTTTGCTTCTTCCAGTTTAATCATTAGGAAGAGTAAAGATGAATGTAAATCTGTTTTGTTCATACACTATTTATTTTTAATAAAATACATTCCACAACACCAATCGTTGCTTTCGACTTCTTTGTGCAGGAATGTGCATCTTCCGACATACTCGCCCTTGAATCGCTTGCAACGACTACACTCTTTTGAATTTCTCAAAATTGCATGAAACAAACTGACGTTAGCACTTGGATCATACGCCTTGTTTAATCTGGTAATCGCTTTCTTATAGAGATATTTAAAACGATGGAAGAATCTACTATCTTCCTTAACCGAATATTCTGAATCGAAGTAACGAGCATCCGCACTTTTCTCCATTATTTTCATAATCTTCTTTGCCAATCTCACTTTCATATCATTTAAATTTAATGATGAAAAATTCCGCATCAAGCCATTTATCAGGGCATAATCCTTTCTTTGGCTTACCGATAGTGATGTTCTCAATCTCCTTTTCAATACGAGGGCTATCCTTGCGGTAGCCGTTGACGAAGAGGACGTGGGTGTAAGGGCGATAAAGCACCTTTCCGCAATATGTTTCTGCCGCCACATCATAAGCTACTTCGCAGTTAGTGGTCAGACGTTTAATCCAATAAGGTTTTATCTCCCGATACTCCTCGGTCTTTTCGCCAGTCACAATCATGTCGAACCATTGCTTGCTGACGGTGAGTGTCAATACATTCTTCTTCATCTTTTACACCTCCTCCCAGTCTGTTGCAAGTATATCCTCTGAGAGCATTCTTTCTTCCTTGAATATATGATGCCCATAATGATAGAATATTCCTTCCTCGTCAATACCAAACGGATAAAGCCCATTTTCACGCTTTACGAGCTTTCCTTTTCTCATACGCTTTAAAGCCTCTGAGAAGTCAAATATTTCCTTCTTCATTTCTTATTTCTTTTTAATTGATATTTAATATTAAACTCCCAAAGCAGAAAGGCTACATTAATTTCATAAACACCACTATAAGGCTTTCATACGATTAAACTTGGAATGAAATAAAAGCACCAATCGTATTTGGTTATAAGATATTTGAGATTAAAACTTATCTTCTTCATATGCTATTTCTCTAACCTTTTCTTGAATGTCGCAAGTATATAGATTGAACCGCAACAAGGTATCGTAGATGCTGTTACCAATGCAGATGGTGGTATTAGGTTATATTGTACTAATTCCCAACCATCATAGCCGTATTGATTAAATTTATCAGATAGAACCTTGGTTATCTCATCAGCTTTCTTGGTAACTATTGAAGTTACCATATACTCATACTTCTTCATTTCTCACCTTCCTTTCTATCGAACTTGTTGCCAACAACAGTCCATTTTTTAAACAAGACCAAGAAAGAAAGATGTCTATCTAGTCCTCCATCTTCGTCGGTTGGGATAAAACATGATAGACAATTAGCCCAAGTTACCGTTCTCCTTTCAAATGGAAAATCATGATTTCCGATAATGTCTCCTTCCCAAACCTCATTGCCTTCACAATCTGTCAATCCTGTAAACTGGCATATGGTAGAAGGGGCAACCTGATAAGTAAGATTTCTGTTTAACTTGCTTTCTTTCTGGCGATTCTCAATGATGTATGTATTACCATTCTCCTCGTAGAAATATCCTCTAACCCATTCTCCGTTGTCAAGACGTTTTGCCTTGAACTTGATATTTTCTATCTTCATACGCTATTCTTATTCAATTCTCCAATTTTAAATCAGTTCCACCATTACGACTATCCTTTAAGAAGTTATTAACTTCTTCCTTATAGGAGTAACCGCAATCCTTCTGTAGAGCCTTTATCTTCTTGTAACCGATACCAGCTTCTCGGCAAAGTTCTGCTGCCAAGCTATAGTTTTCGACATAACCAATAACGTTCTGAATGACCGACCACTGACCTCGCTCGAAGTCTGTAATGCTATCATCTTTGAAACGACCTAATGCCTTATTGCACAACCCGCATATTCTGACCATTTCTTTTTCAAGCTGCTCGAAAGAGTACTGCCTCCAGTGATAAGTAAAGTAGCTTGCGCTACCCAAAGCTTCTTTAACTTTGTTGTCCATAAGCTATTCCTCTTTGATTTTAACCTATGTAATTTTTTATTCTTCCACACTTTCGGCACTCGTCAAAATTAATTCTACCTAATTCTTTGTGGACATATTCATGGCGGCAAGTGATATTTTGCTTCAACCATTTCTTTAAGAATAATATTATATCTCCAATCATAATTATTTCTCCTTTACTACAAAACCACGTCCAACACGTTTTAACAACTCCAAAAAGATTCTGTGCTCATTATAAACAGGTAACCAAGGCTTGCTGTCTTTTTGTCTTTTTACTTTAGATTCACAATGAGAAACGAGGAGATTATACATATCTTGCGATAATCCCTCAATAGGTTCAACCTTTTTTGTATGCTGTTCTTCCACTTTTGTAAATTCCTTTATGAATGTAGTACACCTTATAGCTTTATTCCTGATTGTAGCTCCTTGGTGTGAAACATTGCCGCTTGTGAGTTTACTACAGGTATCCTCAATATTTTCAAACCACGATATAAGCATATCTCTAAACTCTTTGTCAATTATATACTCTTGTTTCATGTTTAATCCTCCTCTAAAATTCCAAAATGAGTGCCATCGGCAAATGTGTAAATATCAAACATGCGCTCAAATAAAACAGAGCCACAACTAAACATAACTCCTTCGTTGTGTATATAGTTTATTTCGGTTCGCACATTTCGTTCTTTTTCCTTCACCCACCCGAATGGCTGGTGTTTCAGCATCTCTTGCCAACACTCTTCTGCGTCCTTGAATGGGCGATATTTTGGCTCTGGCTTGATGCGGTAACTATCAGGATTTCCTGCAAAGCTCATGTTTTCTATGCTAATCCAGCCTGAACCTGTTTTGGTTTCAACATCTTTTCCGTCTGCAAATGCCTGAATAACAGGCATTAGTATTTTAGCTTCTTTTCTATTCATAGCTTTAATAATTTAGTTAAATACTTATCCATACTATAATATGCCACTTCCGTTATGGTATACACATAGAATGTTTTCTTCCCTTTAGTTACTTTCTGTCGTAAAACACTCCCCGTTATTATCCACTTAATTGGTATAAGTATAAATATTACATCTATAAATGGGGTTATGATACATATTGAATACATAAGTAACACATATACTAATCTTTTTAATGCCTTCATACTTAATTCTCCAACTCTTTAAGTGCAAAGATTAGCTCATTTTGAATATGTGCTACCGTGCCAGCACTCATCTTTATTCTTTTTGAACCAATCATCTTAGAAACATTATTGATATGAATTATCGCTTTTTCTTTACTCATTGCTTATCCTCCTTTGTCTTAAACATAGGGTCATCTTGCCACCAACTAACATATTTGCCTGTAGCAAGATCTTCCTCTATCGGCTCTGTTTTGTCAATTTCCATACATGCAAGTATAACACATTGTGCTTTTGTTCTTGCATTTGCAAATGAACCAGAAGGAAGTACTGCCTGCCATCCGATATTATCAATTCTCAATATTATTGGCGAGTGGTGTTTGTAATATAATTGATACATCCCGCTTCTGATTCTTTCCGTTTTTATTCCTGCTTGTCTTACCATCCATTTTCTTCTTTTTACCCTCTCCCTGCAAAGGGAGAGGGTGATTAGTTACTTAGTTACTTCAACGAATTCTCCGTTTTGGAGTTGATACCAAGTATCAGCCTTGATATTATTTCCGTCAACGTACTCTGTTTTAACGCACACAGGGACATAACGGTTCTTCTTATCACTCCATTTCCATTCGGACAGTGTTATCCATGATCCAACCTTTGCTTTTGCTTTAGATTCTTTTCCAGCGCACATAATAACGGAGTCTTCTCCTGTGCTGTCAATCTGAGCATAGTAACCGCTTGAACCAATCTTAGCATAGTCACCGCTTGAACCAATCTTAGCATAGTCACCGCTTGAACCAATCTGAGCAGAGTCACCGCTTGAACCAATCTGAGCAGAGTCACCGCTTGAACCAATCTTAGCAGAGTAACCGCTTGAACCAATCTTAGCATAGTCACCGCTTGAACCAATCTTAGCATA